CGGGCGATCAAAATGGCGTCGGCCACCGCTTGCCCCTTCCCTTTCAGGTCGAGAATGCGGAGGTCCGGGTAGAGCTGGATTGCGCGGGAGCGTGCGGCATCCTTGTCGGCCCCAATGAGGCCCGCTCTCTTCTTCCATGCTTGCGGGGTGACCAATGTGTACGGGATGCACGCTCCTTGCAGGATGCCCTCGACCACGCCAGCGGCATGGCCAAAGGTGAACATCGAGGAAACGCCCTGGCCAGGCATGGCGCCGACCTGCTCCAGATAGGCATGAGCGGTGAACTCCCCGACCGTCTCGCGCAGGAAGGCAGCGACGGCGGCGCCGTTCACTCGGCTTTTCGTGCCTACCTTGATTGTCGGCATGTTGAGGTGAGCCACGTAGTTGCGGCTCTCGGTCATCACTACGATGGCGCCAGTGCAGCCAGGGTCGATTCCGATGATCATCTACTCCCCCTCGCCTTCAGCGCTTGCACAACGGCAGGTCGCGCACTCTCCGGAACAGCGGCCAGCAGCTGCGGCCCGAGCCTCTGCTTCTCCTTCTCCGGCAGGCCGCGACACTTCCACCGGATCCAGCACGCTTTCTTGTCCGCTTCGATCAGCGCCCGAGCATCGGCAGTCAATTCCGCCAAGTTCAATCCAACAGGAGCCGCAGAGTGGTTCATGCATGGTTCGCCTCCTGAGCGTCGTAGCGGAAATCGCACCCTTCCTTATGCGGGAAGAGCACCGAGACGCCGCACCCCTTACAGATGCCGGACTCGTATGCGCTCTCGGTTGGCGCAAAGCTGAGGTGGCGCTCAGTCGGGAACGACACGTCTACGCCGGCAACGGTGCGCGGGTCGTTGAATCCCTTCTGCTCATCCGTGCGGCAGTCGATGGTGTTCTGCTGGCCGAAGGTCGCCTCGTCCTCACTGATCATCTGCAGACGGCGAGCGGCGCTATCGGCAATGTCCTGCCAGTCCCGGCGAGTGTCCTTGTGGCCTCGCTGGCCGGCCGCCAATGCCTTCTTGACCACGTGCTGAGCGACCGGACAGGTGACCTTGAACAGGTCGAGCAGGCGGTACACGTCGAGCCGGTCGATGTGCGATACGTCGATAAAGTAGTGTTCGTGGCTCATGCCTGCTGCTCCTTGAGCGCCGACGCCACAATGAGCATCGACAGAACCAGGCTGAATGCCGCAAGTACCGAGTGACCGGAAAAGATCAAGGCCGATATCTGCACCACCGATAGAAAGCCGCTCCACCACACGCGGTCGCGAATCGTCTCGGCGGCCTCTCCCTTCACGCCCACGCAGAGCAAGTCCAGCCAGCCCAGCGAAACGAACACCAGCAGGACGTAATAGGCGAAGTCATGCAGCGCCCCGGAGCCAAAGACGAGCGCCGCGCTGAGGCCGACAGACAGCAGGTCGGAAAATACGTGTTTCGGTTTGATGGTCATTGCGGCTTCCTTGTGGCTCTGTTGTTTGCGATCAGGGGGAGCTGGCCGGGCGCCAGGTTCCACGCGAATGTCTCTTTGCATCCGGTGGCGCATTGGCGGGCGTTCAGGCTTGGCATATTGCTCATGGGCTCGCCGCAGTCAGGGCAGGCGCGGCCTAGTGGTGAGTCGGTCATGCAGCAGCGCTCCCATCGATCAGCTGCTGCACCAACTGCAACAACTCCTCCTCGGTGCCGAAGCGCTTGATGAATGCCCGCTTTGCCAGGTGGATACTTGGGATGGCCGGGTGTACGGTGCCACGGTGATGCATTGGGCAGAGAGGTATGCCGTCCATGTGGCTTGCGCGCTGCCCCTTGCCGCGACCGGCGCGCGGGTGATGGATCTCAGCAGGCGTACCCGGCGTGCCTTGCAGGTAGCAGGCAATGCAGCCCAGGGCGGCGACGCGGTTGAGATGCTGCTTCTCGGCCTTGGTCATGCTGCGGCCTCCCACTGCTCGGGCATCTCGTCCTTGGGCTCGCGCCACTCCACGCCACGCTCGGCGCCGAAGGAGTACATGAACTCGATGAGGTCGCCCATCTCGGCTACGGTCATGCGACGGGTCGAAACGCCTAGCATCACAACGCCGCCACCGATGCCGGCCGCCATGCGGACTTCCTGGCGGCACGCGGCAGTCATCAGGGCTTTCCAGTCTTCAGCGTCCAGGCGCTGCATAACGCCGTTTACGGGCCATTCAACCTGACGGGCTATGTCGGCCAGCATCGACCAGAGCTTTGCGTTCTGCTGCAGCGTGCGGCGGCTCTTGACAGGGCGCACGATGATCTCGACGGCCGATTCAGCGGACAGCTCGAAGGCGAACAGGTAGGCCAGCTTGAACACGTCGCGGACACGGTTGCGGCCAGCGGTCCAGAAGTGGCGAGGCTTATGGATTACTTCACCCATTGGCCACCTCCCGCAGCAGGTCCAGCTTCGCCCGCAGTTCGATAAGCTCGACGGTCTGCTCACGGTAGATATCGATGTGCTTGTCGTTCTGCGCGCGCAGCTGGGCATTCTCCAGCTCCAGGCGCCGGACATATGCGCGTTCGCGTGCAGTCATTCGGGAATCAGCCATGACGGCGCGCCTCCCGCTTGTCGTGGTCGTCCTGGCAGGAGATGCAGCGCTCTGCCCACGGAGCAGCGGCGCGACGCTTGGCCGGGATAACCTCGTCGCAGTCGATGCAGAACTCAGCGCCCTGCCCCTGCAGCCTGGCGCGCACGCTCTGCACGCCACCGATACGATCTGCCTCCTCTAGGCCAGTAGCGCGATCTGTTACGTCGGGGGCTGTGCGGGCCTGCTCGTAGGCTTCGGTGATTTCCATGTAGTCCGTCATTTTCTCGCTCCTACGCCGCGCTGGGTGCTTCCGTCAGCACAGACGACGCGATGGTCATTGCCGCGGGATAGGCCTATGCCTGCCCCGGTGATTGCCTGGGGGCGGTAGCCCTGGCGCTGGAGTGCCTGAACCTCTAGGCGCTGAGCGGCTGGCGCGGAGTAGATGGCCTTGCGGATCTGCGCGCAGGCTTGGTGCCGGCGAGTGGTGCGGCTGGTACCGCAGATTTCGCAGAGATTCCGGCAGTCAAGGCCGCCCTCGTGCAGGCGGCCGGTTCCGATTGAGGTGCTCATGCTTTAAGCCCCGCGCGCGCCGATTCCCAATCAAATACCAGCGCGATTGCGCCACCCTCGCGCAAACGATCGACGCAGCGCTCACCGATGGCGCCGGCCAGCTCTGCAGGCATCAGGTTTGAGACGATCAGGGTCGGAAGGACTTTCTCGTATCGGGCATTGATGACCGCGAACAGAACGGCAAGCTCGAACTCGGTCGCCTTGGTCGCGCCTATCTCATCCAGGATGAGGAGGTCTGGCGAAGTGAGCCCTTCCATGATCTGGCTTTCGGTGTGGCTTGAGCCGTTCGAGTACGTCGCCTTGAGCGCCTGCAACATCCCGCCGACCGTGCGGTACACCGCCGATCTATCGGTGAAGCCGTTAACGTCATTGGCGATTGCGGACGCGAGGTGCGTCTTGCCGGTACCCGGCTTGCCAAACATGAGCAGGCAGCGCCCGGCCCTCGCGTTCTCCTCGAAGTTCTTGACGTAGTCCATGCAGACCTGAAGCGCCTTCTTCTGCTCAGGGGTCTTCGCCTGGTAGTCGTCAAAGGTCTTGCATGCGAACCGCGGAGGGATCATGGCCGCGCCCAGCTTCGATTCGAGGTGATAGCGCTCAAGGCGAACCTGTCGTGCACGCTCTTCCGCTTCTTCTTTCTCGCGCCGCTCCTTCTGGCATTCAGGACACGCGGTGGTGAACTCCTTTCCAAGGATGGACGTCACGCGCTGGACGAACTCACCGTGCTTCTCACACGTGGCTTGGCGGGCCTTCTCGTTGCCGCCGCCAATTGGCTCAACGTTAGCCATAGCGTTAGATGCCATAGGTGCCATCCTCCCGCTGTACCAGGCCGGCACTGTAGTCGCGCTGATCGAAGCCGGTGTGACGCGAGGCGCCAGGGAACTGGTGGACATTGCCTGCCGGCTTCACTTCATCGTTCCAGCGCTTCTGATTCAGCCAAGTCGAGGCGTGCGGGATGAACTGCCCGTCGTCCTTCAGCCAGCTCTGGCAGGTGCAGTGCTTGGCCAGAGACTCGAGGATCTGAGCCAGCAGCTCGGCATCTGGATTGATCTTCGCGAAGGCCTTGCGGGCGTTGTCCTTGGCGGTCTTGCGCGGGTACAGCTTCCAGAAGGTTTCGAATGCAGCCTCAGTGTCAGCTTTTTGAGGCCCTGATTCGGCCTGCTGCTCTTCCTCCACGACCTCATCGTTCTCGGCAGGCAGAGTGCTCGGCGCTTCGCGGCGGTGCGGGTTCTGGTGCTTCGCCCACTTCACGATCTGGATGATCTTTTTGCCGGCGCGCTCATAGCGGCTGATGAAGCCGTATGCGGCCAGGCCTTCCAGCATTTGCTCGACTTCAACGTCGTCAGCCGGGAAGAGCGCGTTCTTCAGCTTCTTCGGGCGGTCTTCGAGGCGGCCTTCCTTATCAGCTTCAGTCCAGAGGCCGATGAAGAACAGGCGAGTGGCGAAGTCGAGCTCTTGCAGGTCTTCGTTTTGAAAGAAGCCTGGCTTGATATTGCGCGATCTGGCCATCATGCGGCCTCCTGCATGGTGTGCGACGCCCACAGGCCAGCAATCCACTGGACGCCTTTTGGAGTGAAGCGGGCTTGTGCAAAGGCGTGGTTATTGCGCTCGGATGTGCCGGTCTTCACCTCGAAGCGGCCGGCGTCGATATGGTTCTGGTACGGGGTCATCACGCCATTCAGGCGGTACATGACATGGCCGTTGATGAGCAGCTGACGCAGCACGCGCTCATTGGCCTTAAGCAGCTTGGCCACCTGGCGGAAGGTCAGCGTTCCGGTGTTCTCTACGTAGCGATCAACGAACTCAACCTTCGGCGCTGCGATTGCCAGCTGGGCGGCCTGTTGCTCTTGAATCTCAAGGGCGGCAACCAGCATGCGCGCAGTTTCAAGATGGGAAATGCTCGCGGGTGAGACAGCTTGGTGCTGGTAGCTTCCGGTCTTGCGGATACTTGGAAGAACCTCGCCGACTACCCACTCCTCGAATCGCTCAGCCGCCTGCATCTTCGAACGCATGACAAGCCGGTAGACGTCGCGCTCCGGGATGATGGTCATCGTGCCACCACCCTGTTTCGGGGTAGTGGTCGCAGCCTTGCAGTGGCGCGAGACAGCGTTGAACGGCTTTGAGTAGCCAAGCGCCTCGGCGACGTCGACCGCCACAAACCAAGGCTCGCCATCGGAATCGATTACTCGAACGTCAGAGCCCTGGAAGTTGAAAGGAATTATCTGATGTGTCATGATCTCTCTACCTCGCAACATGCTGTTGAAGAACCCGGTCTTTCCCACCGGGTTTTTTATTGCCTTGGAACTGGATTTCTGCCGTGGTTCGGGTGAAACCCGTACTTTGCTTCTGCATCTTTCCTAGCCTTCTCGGCTGCGCAGATGTCGCTAAACCGGCCTAGGAAAATCTTCTTTCCTTCCACGGAAATGCTTGCCTGCCACTTCCGGTGGATGTAGTTCCAAAAAACACCAGTGACCCCAGAGCTGTTTGTGGATCGCCGCTGCTGGTTCCGGCTGTTCTCCAGCTGGTCTACGTCACGCAGGTTCTCGATTCGGTTGTCTGAGCGGTCGCCGTTTACGTGATCGATTGCCTTGGCTGGCCATGACCCGTAGTGCATCAGCCAAACAATCCGATGCACCTTGATCCGTACGCCATCCGCCATCGCAATCAGGTAGCCATTCCCGTCAGGAGTACCGACTACAGCGCCCTTAGGGGCTCGCTGCCTTCCGATCTTGTTGACTAGGACGCCGTCCATGTACTGGTAAAGCTCGTGTGCTCTTTCGTACGTCAGCTGCTTCTTCATCTCTACTCCCGGCAGGTACTGGATAAACCAACACCATCTGCGCTTCGCTTACCTGTCCGATCCGCTGGCCCTAAGATGGGAACCATGGAAACCACTGACAGGGATGTCTCTTATGCCGCTTCGCTCGAACGCACCGATGAGGGTGGAAACACCTTGTCCAAGGTGCAGCGCACGCCGAGCTGATTCAGTGCCTTGACGATTTCGGTCCCTTCTTAGGGCCTGCCCTCCTCCGAAACGGCTGCACCTTTCCGGTATTGCCTTTCGGCTCAGTGATCTTCCGCAGTTGATCCCTGATCAGTTCGCCGCCCAGGTCTTCTGGCGACTTGCCTTCCTGCCTTGCTAGCTCATGCAATGCGCGCTGGTAGCGCTCATCAAGAGCGACTTCTTGTTCAGCCATGAGGCCCCCTTTGAGGCCTTCAGGCCATCTGCTCTGCTTCGGTATCCTCAAGACGCGAAAGCATGTCCCGCAGGCTGGCTTCCAGCAGCTCGCGAGCCAGTACGGCTTTCTGGGTGCGATGGAACTTCGCCAGCGACTGCAGAAGCTCGTCTGTGTCTTCGTCGAGACGCACCTTCGTGATGTGGTCACGCAGATGTTTGGGGTCGTGGTACATGGTCGATTTCCTTATGCAGCCGTTTTCTTGGGGCTTGACTCGGCGAGCAGCCATTCAGCCGTGAACTCGCCACCAGATGCTTCTGCAAGTATTTGGGCGTAACACGTCTCGCCCGTGTATTCGGTGCGCGGCAGGGCAGCAGCTGCCAGCCACTTGTAAATAGCCCGCTGACTTACGCCACAAATCGCGGAGGCCTTAGCGACCCCGCCGACCTTATCGATCGATTCCTTTAGAGCACTCATGGAGGCCTCCGGCTATGAATTCTGTACTTACGGTACATGTTAAGCCGGAACTGAATGTTCATGCAAGCAAGTGCGAACATGAACGGATGGTTCAATCACAAGATTTACGCACCGAATTCGCCAGCCGCCTCAAGAAAGCCCTTTCAGAAATGGGAATTCCTGAGTGGGGCGCCGGCGCTCGCCTTTCCGAAATTACGGGCAAGACAGCGAAGGCCGCGAGTAAATGGCTTAACGCCGAGACGATGCCGGGCCGCGAGAACATGAAGGCTATAGCGTCCGCATTGAAAGTCCGCATCGAATGGCTTCAGTACGGCGAAGGCTCGATGCTTTCAGTGGGCGACCAGCCAGCCTCGCCCAATACTGGCCAATCCCCCAGCTCCGACGACTACGCCCTCATCCCGCAGTACAGCGCGCAGGGGCATTGCGGCGAAGGCCTGCTGAACGATCATGTTGAGGTCAACGGCGGCCTGGCATTCAAGAGGGACTGGCTGCGCCGAATGGGCGCCAAACCCCAGCATCTGTTCGTCATCTACGCCAGCGGCAGCAGCATGGAGCCGTTCATATTCGACGGTGACGTAGTGCTGTTCGATAGCGCAGACACCATTCCGCGTGACCGCCAGGTGTATGCGATCCGGCGACCAGACGGCAGCATAAGCATCAAGCGAATGGCTCAGCAGATATCTGGCAATTGGCTGATTCGCAGCGACAACCCAGACAAAGCGCGCTACCCGGACGAGGAAGTCTCTCCGGCATCAATGCACGATGTACCTATCATCGGCAGAGTGATCTGGCGCGGTGGCGCACTCGGCTGAAATAGCCGCAAACCCTTCTATTCCGCACCATCCAGCCAATGTACGGGCCTAGGACTGTCCTAGGCCATGTCGAGCCCGGCTGATTCCTGATTCCTGATTCCTGATTCCTGATTCCTGATTCCTGATTCCTGATTCCCTCAAGAGGGCCTCGGCGGAGCCTCGGGGCGGTTTCGTTCGCCTATTCGAAAAATATGTACTTTTGGTTCTTGACCAATGTGAACGCACGGTTCATAGTTCACCCATCGAAGCGAGACACGCTTCAGGGCCTCGAAAGGGGCCTCGGGTGAATCCCCGGAAACTCTTTAACAAATTGAGATCAGCGCGGCGGGGTCTGCTTCGGCAAACAGCGCGCTCTACAAATTCCCCGCCCCATGCCAGCTCTGGAACTGGCCGTGGCTCCACATGCAGCCACGCGAAGTTGCGCAGCCACCCGATGCGACGCCAGTAGCGGCAGCGGGCAGAGAGATGACTCCGGCAGACGCGCAACGAGATCGAACTACCAAGGATTCCTTGACAGTTCAGCCCAGCCCACCGTGGCAAGTAACGGAGGCCAGCAAGACAGACGATTCCTCGGTGCGCCTCAAGCGGGGCGCATCAGGAGGAATCCACTGGAAGGAGTGAGCAATGAACATCAGCGTTTTGAATTTCGAAGCCTACAAGATCGACGTAAACCCAGCCAGCCGCACGCTGATGGGCGTCTCGGCATACGACGCGGACGGCGCCACGGTGCTGGACAACTTCGACATCGAGCAGATCGTGAACTACTTCGGGGCCGGCGAATTGCTGGATGAGATCGGCGAGCAAGTAGCCAGGAAGCACTTCGGCATCGAGGCCTAACCGCCCCACTGTCCCACATCAGCACATAGGAGGATGAGATGAGCGAAGGATTTACGCCAGGAGACTGGTACGTCAGCGAACTTGAAACGACCGGGCAGAAGTCGGAGTTTTACATCTTCATTGAGCCAGGCGTGGCCGTCATTGAGCGAAGCGTTACAGGCGAGCACGACATGAATGACGCTCGTCTGCTGGCTGCCGCTAAGGAACTCTACACGCACGCCGAGGCGCTGCTAGCTGACGTGATGCAGCGCTACGGAATCGCCGCTGACGGGCTCACTTGCCCGCACATGCGCGGGCTTGCCGAGGCCATCGCCAAGGCCCGCGGCGCCCCATGCTAACCCTACCCCAAACCCTCCTCCTCATCAGCGTACTAGCTGCGCTGTGGGGGTGGGAGTGGTGGAGAGAGAAAGGAGAGAAGTGATGGAAGAGATGGAGAAAGCCTTTAAGCATTACCGCTACAGAGTAGCCAGCAGGCTGCTCGAAGGCGAAACAGATGCTCACTGGAGGCGGGCGTTCAAAGCCGCTGATGAGTTGGTTAGCTATAACAACTTTTGCGCCGGCTGGGAGGCATCACGAGATGCCATGACATCAGCACAGGCCCGCACCAAATAACCCCGCCTGAACCAGCCAGGCCAGACCCACAGGTCTGCGATAACCGTACGGCGCGCGGTGCTGGTAGCGCCATGACCCTCAGCTGGAGCCGATCCGGCGTCACGGAAGACAACTCCTGCCTAGCGCCTGCCGGGTATCGGTAGCAGGCCGAATGGCTCACGTAACGAGCCTGCATCGGAGGTCGGCTTGCTCGACAGCCCGGCCGGCAAATTGGCAGATCGCGGTGAAAGCTCCGCGTCCAGGCCGACCCCCGATGCAGTGCGGCGTGGCAGCCATAGACACGCAAACAGAAGAAATGCCGGAGCCAGGCGCACCGGGGAAGAAAGTCGTCAGAGGGAGTTCCTTGCGGGCCGAAAGGTCGGGAGCCCTCTTGCGGAGCCACCGCATTGTTAAGGCGCGCCGGAGTGATGCCCGGCCACTGCATCACCCCTTCCCCCGCCCATCCGGGCAACCGAGGTATCCACCATGAAGCACTACGGACCCACAGGGCGCCGCGAACAGCCGTGCCCGGATGACAGCGTTTCCGAGGCAGAGCAGGTGCTGGCCGCGCTCGACAGCCTCCACGAACCAACCATGCAGGCCTACGCCGAGTTTTGCGAGGACAAGCTTGAGGTGCCGGCCGCGCTGGCCAAGGCGCTGATCCTGTCCATCTGCTCCGGCAAGTGGGACGCCATGCGCAGCCGCATCGGCTACTCGAACGAATGGCTAGACGAGGCCCTGAACGAGATCGTCTGGAGCATCGACAAGCTGCAGGCGGAATTCATCGAGCACCATGCGGCGCAGTTGCGCAGCACCGCAGAGCAGATCAAGCAGGAGGCAGCATGAGCGATCACGCACGCCACTTCGTCGTTCAGGTCGGCGCCGTCTACCGAACGGTCGTCCTCGCCAAGCATTACGACACCCTCCTCGAAGCCCTCACGCTGGCAGCAAGCAAGCCCCTCGCGCAGCACTGCACAGATGAGGAGTGGGCATTCATTCGCAGCGCCATTTTGGGCGCGCAAGGAGAGCAGCCATGAACGCCTACGTACTCAAGGAGCTGGCCGGCGCCCTAGGCATCACCGTAGCCGGATCGCTTATCGGAACTCTCGCCTACGTGGCGCTATTGGGGGGTGTGTGATGGATAAGCCAGTGAAAGCATTCATCGTCGAGACCGACGCTCCTGAAGATTCAAGCATCCAGTTCGCCACAACAAATGTGGCAGCACGCCGTCAGGGTGCCGACGAAATAGGTGCCGATTTCCAATGCGTGTCGTGTAAGCGCCTGCCATGGGCGGATGAGTATGCCGGCAAGCTGATTCCCGCGAAGGCGTACATCGACAACGGATGGCGGGTCGGTTGCACCAACTGCGGCGATATGGTCGGTGAGGATTCGTATGGCTGGGACGATGACGAAAACGAGACGCCGCACGAGCCGGTGTACCGCGGCGAGCACGTGTTCTGCTGCATGGATTGCCAGGCAACCCACGACGCTAAGGTCGCCGAGCAGAATGCGAAGTTTGCGGCCTTCGAAAAGCGCGCACGCGAGGCTCGGCCAGACCTCCAGTTCACGTCGTTCCGCGGCAAATACCCGTATCGAACAATGACGGGCGAATTCATGTTTGACGGCGCGAAGTACGGCGGAAGTGTGCGAGACGAGGGCGACGGGGAACTGAAGTGGTTCGTGGCCCAAGGCGACAAAGCCCAGTGGGACTACCTCGAGGAGTGCCGCGCACCAAAGGAGGCCGCCCATGGCTAGCCAAAGACAACGATCCCTGCGCTACGCATGGTGGCGGGGCTTCGCAGTGACCCTTGCACTACTCACCGGCTGGGCTCTCGCTCACGGCCTTGCAGATCGAATCACCAACGGGGCGCCGCTATGAGAACCGAAGTCATCGACTACGACGACACCCCCACTGGCCACTCATTCGCAGCTGCTTGGTGGACCCTTTCAGGCTTCGGCGTCCTTTCCGCAACGCTCGCTTTCGGCCTCATTGGTGAGGCGGCGATCTTTTACTTCCTCGGAGGTTGAGCATGAACAAGTCAGAACAGATCAACGAACTCGCCACGGCGCTTGCAAAGGCGCAGGGCGAAATCGAGAACGCCAGCAAGTCGAGCAACAACCCGCACTTCAAATCGCGGTATGCCGATCTGGCCGAGGTGCTGAACACGGTTCGCCCGGTATTCGCCTCGCACGGCCTGTCCGTCTCGCAATGCCCGAGTTATGAGCAGGGCATCGTCAGCGTCGAGACAGTCCTAATGCACAGCTCGGGGCAATGGATGAGCAGCGTTATCAGCGCGCCGATCAGCAAGCTGGACGCGCAGAGCGTTGGCTCCGCCATCACCTACTGCCGCCGCTACTCGCTGGCTGCGGTTGCCGGCATTGCCCAGGAGGATGACGACGCTAACAGCGCAGTCGGCCACGCGCCGCGCCAGCAGCCAAAGCAGGCCAAGCCGGCGATCAGCGCCAAGCAGGCCGCGGAGCTGCGTGCCGCCCTGCAGGCCGCCGAACTGGACGAGGCGACATGGTGCGCCAGTGTGCGGCTGGATGCCCTTGAGGCGCTGACAGCGGATCGTTTCAATGGCGCGCTGGCCTATCTGCAACAGCAGAAGAAGGAGGCCGCATGACCTCGCTCAATGCCTTTCAGGGCGATGACTGGCTCGCGCAACGGGTCGGCCGCATCACCGGGTCGCGGGTCGCCGCGATTCTTGGGCTGGACAAATACAAAACGCCCGATGGCGTTCTGCGCGACATGGTTCGCGAGTATCACGGGGCCGAGTCAGAGTTCAGTGGCAACGAGGCGACTGCGTTCGGGCATGAGCACGAACCGGAAGCCATCGCGGCATACGAGGATCAGGCCGAGTGCCTGGTCATCTCCACCGGCCTGCATGTTCACGCCGAACATGATTGGCTGGCGGCATCGCCTGATGGGCTGGTTGGCCATGACGGGCTGATCGAGGTGAAATGCCCGTTCCGCGCCACCTATACGACCCTAGCCGAAGTGCCGCACTACGCCGCGCAGATTCAACTGCAACTGGCCGTGACCATGCGCGACTGGTGCGACTTCGTGATCTGGCGCGACGGTGAAATCATCGTTGAGCGTGTCGAGGCTGATCCGTTCTGGCTGTTCCAGCACATGCCGGCCCTTGAGGCGTTCCGGGCCGAGTATCTGGCAACCATCGCCAGCGAAGAGAAGTCGGCGCGGCACCTGATCCCGCTGATCCGCGAAGACCTCACATGGTCGGCGCTCGAAGCTGAGTATGCCGACGCCAAGGCAGAAGCCGACAAGGCTTGCGCCAGGCTTGAGGCAGCCAAGAAGGCGCTCATCGCTGAGGCTGGCGAGCAGAGCCAGAAAGGCCGGCTTGTTCAAGTGATTCGGTCTGAGCGTTCTGGCGGCTATGACTACGCCAAAGCAATCGACCAATTTGCCCCCGGCGCCGACCTGTCGGCATTCAAGAAGAAATCCACCGTTGTTTATTCAGTCAAGGAGTGCCGTTAATGGCCCAGCTTTTCACCGCAGCACGCATCGGAAACGAGCCGGAGCTGCGCTACACCCAAGGCCAGAATTCGCAGGCCGTGCTCGAACTGGCCCTGCCGTGCGACTACGGCCGCAAAGACCCGGCCACTGGCCGCAAGCCGACTCAGTGGGTCCAAGCAACCCTGTGGGCGAAGCGCGCCGAAGCGCTGGCTCCGTATCTCGTCAAGGGCCAGTGGGTCAGCGTCACCCTGGATGACGTGCACGTCGAGGAGTTCCAGAAGCGCGACGGCAGCAGCGGTAACAAGCTAGTCGGCACTGTGTCGGCAATCAGCCTGATCGGCGGAGCGCCGCAGGAACAGCGTCAGGCAGCACCGCAGCGCCAATCCGCACCGCAGCAACGGCAGGCAGCGCCCGCTCAGGCCGACAACTTCGACGACGACATCCCCTTCGCCGACCCCTACCGCGGCGCCCGCTCGCTGCTGATCTGATCCACCCCGGGCGCCCCGCGCGCCCTCCTCCCCGGTACACACCCATGCTCATAGACAACCATGCCATAGCGCAGGGCGAGGCTCTGCGCGCGCGAATCAACGCGGCCACTGATGCGTTCCTCAATGCAGGCGGGCGCATCCAAATCATCGAAAGCTTCCAGTACCGCCCGATGCCTGAGCGCACCTGGAACAACAACCAGGGCAACCGTGCAGCCGAGGACGCGAGCCGGCGCAGAGGCTCGCAACGCAGCGCCGCTAACAAGCGGGCAGGCGGCAACACGGACAAGCACCGAGCCCAGCGGCAGCGCAACATCGACTCGATCATGCCGCTACTCAAGCAGGGGCTAAACAGTGTGCAGATCGCCGAGCGGATCGGCATCGACGCGCGATCAGTGCGCCGCATCATCACCGATGAGGCGCTGCGCGAGGTGTGGCCATGAAAAGCAACATACCCAGGGCCAGGCTTGAAAAGGTCAGTCGATCGCTGCTGCGCCTGCATCGTGTCGCCGTCGTGCGCATGGAGAACGACGACCAGTATCTGATCGACTGGCGAGAGGTCCGGGCCATCGCGCCAAGCCGGCAGGTCATGGGCGCCCTCTGCGACATCTCGCACCGCTGGGTTATCTACATCGGCGCGTTCTGCCTAGACGCACAGGGCAAGCGCTACATGAAGTCGACCGAGATTGCGCCTGAAGGAATCTACCGATCCGACAGCCTCTCGGAAGTGCTTGAGCACTGTTACCGGGAGCTGTTGGCCGGCTGCAACCCGAACCACCTGGTCGGCTCTGGCTGGATAGCCATGCCTGGCGGCACGTCGCTGGACGAGGCGCAGGCCGCGCGGATTTTCGAGGCGTGCGGGGCTTGGAAGGTGCACGAGGTGGCAGCGTGAACGGAAAGCGCAACCACACCGGCCATCGCGTCGGCGAGTGGCATCAGCGCGCCAAGCTCACTGACGCCCAGGTCGCCGCGATACGTGCCGACTACGCAGCCGGAATCGGCGGCTATCCCGCTCTAGCCAAGCGATACGGGTGCGGCATGAGCACCGTGCGCGACATCGTTCAGTACCGCACCCGGTACGCATAACCCAACCACTTTGCCACCGGCTGCAATCGCGGCCAGGCGGCGTATTGCCTGGAGAAGCATCATGACGCCGAACATCGCCGCATATCACGACTTCCTGCGCGGCAAGATCAAGCTGGCCGACTTCGGCGGATTCGAAGTCGAAGACAGCGATATCAATCCAATCCTCAAGCCTCACCAGCGGGCCATCGTAAAATGGGCGGTGCGCGGCGGAAATCGCGCCATGTTCGCGGCGTTCGGCTTGGGTAAGTCGGTTATGCAGATCGAGACGCTTCGCCTGGTTCACGAGCGCGCAGGCGGAAAGGTGCTGATCGTTTGCCCGCTTGGCGTTCGCCAGGAGTTTCGCCGAGACGGCCTGATGCTTGGCGTTGAATTCAAGTTCATCCGCAGCGCCGACGAGTTCGAGGAAGGCCAGGATTTTTACCTGACCAACTATGAGTCTGTGCGTGATGGCAAGCTGGACCCGAACCTGTTCACCGCCGTCAGCCTTGACGAGGCGAGCGTGCTACGCAGTTTCGGCAGTAAGACCTATCAGACCTTCCTTGACCTGTTCAGCTCCGTCCGGTACCGGTTCGTCGCCACCGCCACGCCTAGTCCGAACCGCTACAAGGAACTGATCCACTACGCCGGATTTCTCGGGATCATGGATACCGGGCAGGCCCTGACGCGGTTCTTCCAGCGCGACAGCACCAAGGCCAACAACCTGACGCTCTATCCGCATAAGGAGCGCGAGTTCTGGCTATGGCTGAATAGCTGGGCAATCTTCCTGCAGCGGCCTTCCGACCTCGGCTTCAGTGACGAGGGTTACGACCTGCCGCCGCTAGAGGTTGTATTTCACGAGGTGCAGAGCGACCACAGCGCGGCCGGCGAAGAAAAGGACGGCCAGGCGCTGTTGTTCAAGAACGTCAGCCTAGGAGTCAGCCAGGCGAGCGGCGAAAAGCGCGACAGCCTGCCAGCGCGCGTCGAGAAGATGGCGCAAATCCTGCGCGACGATCCCGAAAGCCACTACATCCTCTGGCATGACCTCGAAGACGAGCGCCACGCTATCCAGAAAGCGGTACCGGAGGCGGTTAGCGTCTACGGCTCGCAAGACCTGGACGCCCGCGAACAGGCCATCGTCGATTTCAGCGACGGCAAGTTCAAGTACCTTTCCGCCAAGCCGGTCATAGCCGGCAGCGGCTGTAACTTCCAGCGCCATTGCCACAAGGCGATCTTTGTCGGCATTGGCTTCAAGTTCAACGATTTCATCCAGGCGATCCACCGCATCCAGCGCTTTCTACAGGCGCAGCCGGTGGAGATTCACATCATCCATTCCGAGGCCGAGCGCGAGGTTCTGCGCACCCTCATGGATAAGTGGCGCCAACATACGGAGATGGTGGAAACCATGACGGCAATCATCAAAGAGCACGGCCTTAATCACCTGAGCATGGCCGACATTCTGGCGCGCACCATCGGCGTTGAACGCCTGGAAGTGCGTGGCGAAAACTACCGCGTGGCGAACAATGACTGCGTTCTGGAAGCGCAGAGCATGGCGGAAAACTCCGTTGACCTTATCGTCACCAGCATCCCGTTCGCCAACCACTACGAGTACACGCCCAGCTACAACGACTTCGGGCACACCGAGAACAACAATCACTTTTGGCAGCAGATGGACTTCCTGACGCCTGAACTGAAGCGCGTGCTGAAGCCGGGGCGCATGTACTGCTGCCACGTCAAGGATCGCATTCTGTTCGGCAACGTGACTGGCGCAGGTGCACCGACCGTTTCCCCGTTCCACATGGAAGCCGCATTCCACGCCATGAAACACGGCTTCGACTACATGGGCATGATCACGGTCGTGACCGATGTAGTGCGCGAGAACAACCAGACTTACCGGCTCGGCTGGTCGGAGCAGTGTAAGGACGGCACGAAGATGGGTGTCGGCTCGCCTGAGTACATCTTGCTGCTGCGCAAGCCGCAGACAGACCGCTCCAAGGGCTATGCCGACGAGCCGGTGCGCAAGGATAAGGCCGACTACACCCGCGCACGCTGGCAGGTGGATGCGCACGCGTTCTGGCGCAGCAGCGGCAACCGCCAGCTGACAGCCGACGAGCTCGCCACGCTTGGCCCGGACAAGCTGGCCAAGGCATTCACCGAATACAGCCTGCAGAACGTCTACGACTACGAGTTCCACATCAAGATCGGCGAGGAACTGGAGGCCCGCGGCGCACTGCCGTCCACTTTCATGAGCCTGGCGCCAGGAAGCCACGACAGTGACGTGTGGCATGACGTGAACCGGATGATCACGCTCAACGGCAAGCAGACGCAGAAGGGTTTGCAAAACCACGTTTGCCCCCTGCAGATCGACATCGTTGACCGGCTGATCGAGCGCTACAGCAATCCAGGCGAATTGGTGCACGACCCGTTTGGCGGGCTCATGACCGTCCCCTATCGCGCCGTGATGAAGGGCCGCAAAGGTAGCGCCAGCGAGCTGAACACCGGCTACTTCTTTGACGGCGTGCAGTACCTGCAAGCGGCAGAAAAGGAGATGGCCATGCCCGATCTGTTCAGCGTTCTCGGCGACGAGGCGGCATGAGCGCACCAACCTACTGCCGCACGGACGGCAAGCGGATCGGCCAATGCGCCTGTTTCCGCTGCCGCCCGCCGGAGCCGCACAAGGAGGCGCCATGCGCACCTACACCATCACCGTAACCGAGCGCCAGGCCGCCGAGCTGCAAGAGGCCTGCGAGCTACTGGCGCGGATCAAGATCGGCCAGATCGACCACGCCATTGAGCGGCTGCCGGGGTTCTACGACCGGCGCGACTGGGAGCAGGTCCACGCCACGAGGCACGAGATACAGCGCCTGGCCAACACACTGATGCCCGAAGCCACTAAGCGCCGCGAGGATGGCGTTGCGTGGGATCTGTACCAGGTCATCCGGCATCGCTTGTCATGGGATCGCGCACACGACCAAGGCGTCATCCAGCCCGGCGAGCCGCGCAAATGGCCCGAGATGATGGGCGTCTGCTACGACGAGCCGCTGGCAATGAGCGGGCTGCCGCTTGCGAAGATTGTGGAGCAACCAACATGACCCGCGAAGAAGCTTACGACCAGGTGGCCAAGATCGCAGCTGAGCACGCCCTGATTGCTCAAGGATTCGGCGGCGTCCTGACCATCGTTCACCCGGCGACACAAAGGGAGCACGGTATCGAAGAGAAGTGCCTGTTTATGGCAGGACACATTGATAGCCCGACGCCACGAGAGCCAGAGGCCGCGCCAGTGCAAGTTGCGCAAGCCAGCCAAAGCGACCTGTTTACAGGCTGAACTGAACAATTCGGAACTATGGAGTCGAGCATGAACGACACACTGAAAGCGGCCGGGCGAATCGGCGCTGAGCTGGGGGCTGCGAAGGCTGAGATCGAGAGGCTGCGCGGGTTGTTGCAGCAGGTGGTCGATTGCCAAGCCGAACACTACGGCGATGGCTGCGGCCTGCACCTTTCCATGATCACGCTGGCTGGACGGATTAAGGACGCCCTATCCCAGCAGGCCGAGCCGGTAGAGCCTGATTGCGACCGAAGCGCTTGCGGAGACTTCTCGCCAGGCCCGTGCGATAACCCTGGCTGCTCCGCAAGGCGCGATAAGCCAGCCCCGGCGAAGGATGAGCGGGAGGCGAAGGCGTGGCCTGCTTTGGCGGGCATAGGCCGGGATAGTGGGCACCCTCGCGCTGTTGTTTTGTACCTTCGTCACGAGCCCAGCGACGAGCATCTGCGCATGATCCAAGAAGCGTTGCGCACACGCCCCGCGCAGACCGAGCAGCAGCCGCTCATTTTCATCAACCCAATGGTCGTCGATGAACTTGAAGGGAGGCGCAAGCCGTCACCTGGCGGGCTTACATGGTCGCGCAAGGCTTGTGCGCACTGGACATTCCCACTCTACGCCGCCCCCGTCGCGCAGACCGAGCAGCAGCCGGTAGCGACATGGATGGGCACAGACTGGAACGCGCAGCAGCAGCTCATTGCGCACCTCTGCAAGCTGGAGCCTGGAACAGACCTGTACGCCGCCCCCGTCGCGCAGACCGCCCCGCAGCCGGAGCAGAGTGAAGAACTCGCATGGAAAGTCCTGCAGGCCGCAACAGACGCCTTGGATCGGCGTGCTGCGCCGCACGCATGGATTTCTCAGGCGTGGAATGCCGGGTCGGAGGTAATAACATCTCGACGCGCCGCCAAGCCCACCCAAGGAGCCAGCGAGCAATGAGCGCCTGCATCTCCCGCCAGGTAGCCACGGCCTAACCCCACACGCAGCAGGAGATAGACATGCCCGAACTCATCAAACGGTTCGCCAAGAACACGGCGGGCCGGGACTTTGCCGTGGGCGACATTCACGGATGCTTCACGAAGCTGCAGCAGGCGCTGGAAGGGATCTACTTTGACCCGGCAGTCGATCGGCTGTTCTCGGTCGGTGATTTGGTAGACCGAGGGCCGGAATGCGAGATGGCGCTGGAGTGGCTGGCCAAGCCTTGGTTCCACCCGGTGCGCGGCAATCACGACGACTACGTTTGCCGCTACGACAGCTGCGAGCTGGGCAACTGGCTCATCAATGGTGGCGGCTGGTTCCTCTCGCTCAACAGCGACGAGCAGGCCGAGCACGCCGTGCAGTTCCGCGAGCTGCCGATAGCCATTGAGCTGGAGACGGACGCCGGCCTGGTTGGCATCGTTCACGCCGACTGCCCGACCGCGACTTGGGCGCAAATGGTAGCGGAACTGACAGAGCCGGAATCACCGAAGCGCCTGAAGCTGGTCAAGAACAGCTGTATGTGGTCGCGCAAGCGCATGGAAGATGACGACGAGTCGGGAGTGCCTGACATTCTGGCCCTAGTCGTAGGCCACACGCCACTACCGAGCGGCCCGGTGAAGCTGGGCAACGTGCTGCACATCGATACGGCCGGCTGGCATCCGTCCGGGCGCTTCACGCTGCTGGACCTTCACACACTCGAGCCAGTCAGGCACTAGGAGATAGACATGCACACAGACAAGGCGATAGCAGAGTTCGAGGCGTGGTGGGACAGGCAGCCTCACCGCGAGCAGTTCGAGGATTTGAAGGACCAGATGCGGAATGTTTGGCTGGCGTCGCGGCGGGAGTTGGTCGTGCAGATGCCGCAACCGATGAAGGCGCAGCCATACGCGAGCTATGAGGGCGGCTGGAACGACATGCGCGGCGAGGCGATCGACGCCATCGAAGCAGCCGGCGTAACGGTGAGGGGGTGAGAGATGGCACGATATCAGACCATCAAGAAGTTTTCAGAAGCAACCGGCTACACTGAGCACGCAATCCGGTCCAAGCTCTCGAAAGGAGTCTGGCCCCTGGGCGAAGTCTGGATCAAGGCGCCAGACGGGCATGTGCTGATCAGCGTGGAAGGGTACGAAGCATGGGTGGAAAGCGGAATGGAGTCCGGCGCGCGTCGACGTCCAGCATTGAAATCAGTTTCATGTATGAGGGGGCGCAGTGCCGCGAACGTCTCCCACTTGAGCCCACCCCCGCTAATCTAAAGCGCGCCGAGAAGCACAAGGCAGCGGTAGAGCTTGCCATCTACAACGGAACCTTCGACTACGCGGCGACTTTCCCCAAGTCAAAGCGCGCTGTAAAGCTCGGGCATCAGACCGGGCTGATTCCCCTCTCCGACTATCTCGACAAGTGGCTGGCCCGAAAGGAGGCGCATCTGAAGGCGTCGACCCTGGACGGCTACCGCAAGATCATCAGCGGCGTACTGGTGCCGAGGCTGGGCCATGCGCCACTGGTGACGCTTACGCGCAAGATGGTGCGAGATGAGCTGGCCAATATGGACGCCTCGAACAAGCGGCTCGCCAACGTGCAAAGCTGCCTGCGGTCGGCGCTCAATGATGCTGTAGATGATGAGTTGATCGAATCGAACCCGCTGGCTGGCTGGACCTACTCAGTAAAGGGCAAGCCCAAGGCGGAAGACGAGATCGACCCGTTCACGAAGGAGGAACAGGCGGCAATCCTGGCGGCAGCGTCAGGGCAATACCGGAACCTGTTGCAGTTCGCGTTCTGGACCGGGCTTCGCACGTCGGAATTGGTCGCGTTGGAATGGGGGGATATTGACTGGCTTCGGGGGGAGGCAAGGATTAGCCGGGGGCTGACCAAGGCGGCCAAGGAGGCGGAACTGCCGAAGACGGCGGCAGGTTTGCGGGATGTGAAGCTGCTGCCGATGGCGCTGGCCGCGCTCGAAGAGCAGAAGGCACACACCTATATAGTCGGCGGGCCGGTCTTCCATGATCCGCGATACGGCAAACCCTTTGACGGCGACCAAGCTATCCGGAAGTCATTCTGGATTCCGACCATCCGTAAGGCAAAGGTGCGGTACCGTAACCCGTACCAGACCCGACACACTTACGCATCGATGATGCTGTCAGCGGGCGAGCATCCAATGTGGGTAGCAAAACAAATGGGGCACAGTAGTTGGGTGATGATCGCCCGCGTCTATGGCCGATACATTCCGAACGATGGCGACACGTCGGGCAGCAAGGCGGCGGAGCTGTTCGGGACGCCGGTTCAAATCCCTAATGAGGAGTCAGCATGAGCATTCAACTTGAGCATGGCCGCTACTACGCTCGACGGGATGGCCGTATTGTCGGGCCAGTGATAAAGATCTGCGATACGGTATGGGACTTTTGGATTCCCAGCGACGGGTTCAGGCCGTATCTGCGCAGCGGCAAGACCGGCAGCCCATCCGGCTGGATAGATTCCGAGGCGGACCTTGTTAGCCCCGCTCTGGACGCTCAATAAGGCGGAAGAGACAGCCGTTTCAGCAACATTTCAGCAACCACCACGCTACAGCCCAATGATTCCGCAGCATGACCGGGGGTTCAAATCCCCCCGGCTCCACCAAACAAGCCCCTAAATACGGGGCCTCTAGCGGAAAAGGTTGTTGAAAGTTGCTGAAAATATGTCCCGGTTAGTCCCGGTTTCAGCAACATTTCAGCAACCTTTTTTGTTTCCCCTCCTCGCCCGTCCGGGCAATCTCAATCCCCCTTCACCGCGTCATAAGCTTTCTCACACGCCAACCCAGCTATTCCTCGCTCGTCGGCGACTCCAGCATAGAGTTGAGCAGCCTCTCCAACCCTGCCGAGCACGTCGGCTCGCACTCGGGCGGCGCTTTCGGCTGCCTGGCTGAGCTGGGCAGTGATGGCATTGCCGGCGTCACGACTGCGCTGCTCAGCTGCGGCGAGGCGCTGCTGCAGCCGCTCAAGAGCACTGCCAGCGCGCTCAGCGTCAGTACGCGCTGCAGCCAGTTGTTCCTGTGCCTCTGCATCTGCTTTCTCCGTCGCGGCCTGGCGCCGCTGGTTTTCCTGAATCACGAACAGCGCAGCGCGGCGATCGCGCTCGCTGACTTCGGTGCGGTAGGAGGCAAGATCGGTTCTAGCCTGAGCGGCGTCAGACTGAGCCGATAGCACCCTGATCTGTTGCCCACCGGCTACAAGGACCAAGGCAAGGACCCAGTAGGACCAGGTAGGGACCAACTTCAGCCAGGCGGTCATCTCCGGCCGCCATGCTCAAGCGAGAAGTGATTCCCGTCGTTGAATCTCCCACCCCATGCGCCGCCGATCGACTCCCAGAACTCGCCTAGCTCCCGGTAATCCTCACTGGCGGTCATGTACTGGCCGCCCTTAAAGAGGTTGAAATCAACCGCTAGTCGCTCTTTATGTAGGGAGACGGCCGAGCTATAGGACTTCTTTTCGCCCACGGCACCATGCACGCGCGGGTCACGGTAGGCATCGCCAAAGGTCAGTTCGTAGCCGTTCGCGTAGGCGAAGTCGATCAACCGCGCGATCATCTGAGTGAACGCACGCTGCTTTTGTCCGAGAGTCATGTTTTTCTCCAGGCAGGAAGAGGCGCGAGAGCGGGCGCTATGGCTCGCTCCCGTAGTTCAGAGAGGGTCATGAGAAACTCCAGGCGAAAAAAAGCCCCGACTGGCGGGGCTGTTAGGTAGAGATCGCGCCAAATTCAATCGGCGGCGAATGCTCGCGCGCCAGTTCGCCCAGGTACGCCAGCTGGCAATGCCGCAGCTCGCCCACACGGTCGCGCCAGAACAGCGCATTGATCAGCCGTTCAGCCAGCCGCCAGCGGCGTTTCGCCGGCGTGCGCAGCTGGGCGCTACGGTAGGCCCGGCTCGACAGCGTTTCATCGACGTAGCCCCACAGCAGCGCGTTGGCGAGCTGATCCATGGCGATCAGCAGGGCCAGCCAGTAAGGCCGTCGGCCGTAGCGGGCCACGTAGGTGGTCAGGTCCAGCTTATTCATGGCTGGCCACCCATAGCCGCGCCTGCTCGGCGCCGGCCAGCTTCAGTGCCTCGGACAGTTCGGCGGCGGTCACAGACACCTGAGTGTTGTCTGCCAGCACCCAGGTCACGGTCGCCCCCTCGCCGGCCTGCTGCAGCCCGAGGATGGCGCGAGCCATGCGCGCCTGGCTGATCTCGTCGCCGTCGAATACCCGGCCGCTGGCGGTGGTCACCTTGATAGCGCGCACCGCCTCGGCGCGGCGCGCCTTCCACGCCTCGCGCTTGGCTGCCGCGGCCTGCTGGGCCTTGTCGTCAGCGGTGATCAGCTGGGAATAGTCGATGTTCATGCGGGCAGTTCCTCGGACATGTCGGGCACCGGTTCCGGCTCGGCAGGCGGGTCGAACGGCAAGTCAATCTCACCGTCCACCATCACCACCAGGGGCTTGGGGAAGGCCACGGCCTGGCTTGGGTTCGGCCCGTGCGGCAGGCGCAGGGTCAGGTGCAGATCGCCGTCAATGCGCGACACGGGGCCGACGATCCAGTCCGAATCAATCGCCTCGGCCGGCAGCGTGGCGCCTTCCGGTAGCGCGGAGAAATCGAAGGCCTCGCCGTTGAGGGTCAGCACGTCTCCCGACAGGGAAGCGGCTAGGGTTTCGTCCATGCGGACGGGGGAAATGGTTATGTGCATGGGTACTCCTTAGAACCAGCGGCCGACCGCGATGGTTGATATCATCAGGGCTTGCTCGGCCGGGGAGGCTGCATAAAGCCGCTGGACTGGCCACTCGGTCGTAGTCGTGGCGCCGGACAACGGAGACCACACGCCAGAGCCAGAGCCGACACAACTGGAAGCGACAAAAGGCGGGGCTATGAATGGGGCAGGATACGGAATAGCCCCCTCGGGAGATCGCGAGTACACAGCCCCTTCTGTACCGGAGAATGGCCAAGCCGCATACGTCACAAAGCGGCTGCAAATCTGCGTCCCGTCCGCCCATCTGATGTACTCCCCATTGGCATTACTGCCGCGCTCGATGATCGCGCCCGTGGGCACGCCGCCGGATTGGGAGACGGTGCCGAGGATGTTGCCGCGCCTGAACGCTTTATCAGGCGTGAGCGTCGCAGGAATACGCTCAACATTGAGCAGGCCAGCCGTCAGGTTCGCTGCGTCGTTGGTGCCAAGCGCCTCACGCGCAGCTGCCGGTGTCGCTGATGTCGCCCAAGGCTGAAGTGCCGCGAGCTGCGACCCGAACTGATCTACAAGCTGCCGCAGCCGGTCAGCCGACTCCTTGACATAGCCCTGCATCGGCGCGATGGCGTACGTCTGCCCGCTAGCGGTTGCGCCCTGATAGTTGGGCTTAATCGACAGCACGGTCGCGCTGGCGATATTGGTGATTTCGTACCAGCGCCCATCGACGAGGCGTATCGCATCGCCGGTGCGGGCGTTGGCTGAGAACGCCGTGCCAGTTCCGGTGACCGTGGCGCTGTTGTTTGTTACGGATACGGTGCCGGTGCTGTACCAGGGCATGAGGTTCTCCATTAGACTTTAACTATCAGGTTTCAAATGCTTGACGTGTCAATGAAAATTATTGTCGGAGGCGGTCCACCGAATCTACGGTAATAGCCAGGCCCCCAATTATCCCACCCAGTCCACCCAAGTTCCCCGACCGCAACTCCCCAGTCACGATCAGGTTCACGATGTCGGCCTGGTTGATGACGGCGGCGTTGAATTCGGGGAAGTTGGTTGCGGCTGCCATAATGGTATAAGCATTCCTGCAAATATGGGTTAATGATAACAAAGTTCATGCGATTTTCATCGCCATCACTGAAAACGATGCCCCCCCACCGCCGGCCGGCGTAGGTCCGATGTTAGGCTGCTGTCCGCTGGCGGCCACCAGTACATTAGAAAAAGAGGCGTCTATCCCACCTCTAACCCTCACCCCAACTCTGAAGAAAGTGTACCCATACCCTACCGACCCAACATATACCCCATAAGAGTACGGAAAACTTCCGACGGCCACCCCGTATACTCCGTCGTTTGGTAGTGATACCGACCCGCCGGACGACAGTACGTTTGTTTTGACCCTAATATGTTTATGAGAGGAGTCGAAGGCCAGGCTGCCATCCTGCTTGAACAACTGGAGACCATAATCACCACGAGCTGAAGGTAGCACGGTGCCAAAACAATGGAGCTTAATTGATGGCTTACCTGAACAATAGAGCCTGACCCTTCTACTTTCCCCTACTTGCTCACCATATATAGCACAAACATAAAATCCAGCTGTATCCTCAAAGGCCAAAATACCAGCTTCTAATGGGATATATATGTCGCAGTAGTTAGCCGTTTTAACCTGAGAGGTTATGGCCTCGCCGTTTGACCACTGGCTGGCAATAAGGGTAGTCATAAGAACCGTAGACACGTACTCATCTGACAGTAAGATTGAGCCGTTGTCCCTAGTGACTTCAAGGCCAGCCATCACGCAGACACCCCGTAATAAACCTTCATAGAGACTCTTTTAAATATCCCAGTAGACGAAGCGTTGAAGACCCAGGAAATTGTTGCCCCCGACACGGAAACATCAGGGGTTATAGTAAAAACTGATAGATTGGCTGGAGCTTCTGTTGAAAATACGAACGCAGGTGACGGATCCTCTGCTAGTTCCGGTATGTAAATTGACCCATTTGACACGCCGGTTGTAATACTGCCTAGTATCCTAATTGCAAAGAACTCATCGGAAAATACAAGGTTTCCACTGTCGTCCCAAACCTGCAGTCCCTGACTCATGCCCATATCCCCAATCGAACACGTCTCACGCCGTTCGAGTCGAAGACCTCAACCAACTGGTTGGTAATCTTCACTCTTCCTTGCCCGGCCACACTTCCGTTGATCTCGAAATCCCCTGCCCTAGTAAGCCTCCACCCGCTCATGCCCTCCACGTAGTTGTCTGACTGGATGGCGCCGCTGATCTTCGCCATGGTGATGGTGCCGTCTCCGATCACCGCCGAGTTGATGAACACCTGGCCTCCCTGAATAACGAACGGAGAGGTGATTACGCCATTGGCGGTGTTGATCACTGCGAACCGGTCAGCCTGGAACAGGACCTGCGATTGCATGCCTTGCGGCGTGTTCTCGATGCCGATGCCCATGCCGGCGGCGTAGTACTTGCCATCCTGGGTCAGCTGCAGCTTCACCGAGTACATCGCGGACAGATCGCCATTCAGGCTGGCAACCGTCTGCTGCGTCGTCTGAATTGCTGCCGAGTTATCCCCAACCGTTGCGGTAAGCGTTGTGATCTGCTGTGACAGAGCCGAGTCAGCAGAGGCGCGGGTCTGCTCCTCGATTAACAGCCGGGCCGCGTTACTCGCCAGGTCAGCGCCGAGCAGCGTGTCTCGCTCAACCGAAGCCTCGCTTTGAGACGCGCGGGTTTTGACCTCCTGCGCGTACTGAGCCTGCGTTTGCCATCCGCGCAGCGCATCCGCCAGCTCACCCTCTCCGTCATCGTCGCGCCAGGTTGCTTGCAGCACTTCCAGGCTCGACGCCGCGGCAGTGACCTTGCCGTCCAGCAGCTCAAGGCTCGCAGTGTTCTGCTCGACCTGCAGCGCAAGGCCGTTCGCCGACTGGACCACTTGCCCGATGTCGAGCCAGTAAGTCGCATTCGGCGGGGCGTTCGCGCCATCCGGATCGGCCGGCACATCGATCTTTGCCTGATACAGCCGCTGCCCATCGCGAACCGAATCACCGGCCAGATAGGCATTGTTCGGCGAGTACTCGATCGCGTCGGCAAGCTCCCTGATACGGTCATTGACCGAGCCAGGGCCATCGCCATCGATCAGGTTGATCCGAGCAAGCAGGTTCTGCCCGAGTTCGGTTTCGCTGATCTGGCCAGTGATGTACTCGAGGATTGCCGTTGCGTCAGCGCTGGACTGCCCCATCACCCAATCAGACCACGGGCCAATGTTGCCGGTCCTGTCGATCAGCCGAGCCCGGAACCAGAACGTCACGCCAGCGGCCAGGCCGGTCATGGTGTGCGTGTTGGCCGGATAGGCGTAGTCGCCGAGATGCAGCGCGTCCTGCTCGCTTTGCGCCGATCCATACTGAATCTCGGTGCGCAGCGTGTCTTCTGCGCCGGCGGGAAACCCCCACTCCAGACGGATGCCGAATACCTCAGGCACGGCATTCAGGAAAGCCACTGCGGGCGGGGTTCCGGCCTTGCCGGCCAGATCGATCGCCTCGCTGTAGCCCCACGGGCTCACCACGTCCAGGCTGTTCAGTGCGCGGACGCGGATCTGGTAGGTACCGGCGTAGATGCCGACCACGTCAATCTCGGTACCGCCAACGCGCCCTGCATAGACCCAGGCCCCATCGCCGCGCTTCCACTCCACGTCGTAGCGGGTGGCGCCCGGCGCTGCATCCCAAAGGATCGTCATTGTGGTGACAGCCAGGGTCTGCTCGATCATCCAGTCGCTGATAGCGCGGATGTTCTGCGGCGCTGCTTGCACGCTGGAGGGGATTGCCGTAATCGGGCGCTGGCTGATGATCGCCCCGCTGTCGACTGCGGCGTGCTTGCCCTCGACGTACTTGCTCGCCGTGATGGCATACTCCAGCGGACCAGACTCGGCGATGCTGACAATCCGGTAGCGCTGGGCTGCCAGGCTGGTCGATTCCCACGCCCACACACTCTGCGCGACAGGCGCTGCGTCGAATGCAGGCGCGACGGTCAGCTGATGCCCGTCTACCGCGACGATGCTGCGGGTCTGCGCGACGCCGCTCGGCAGGATGCAGGTCAGCTCGTCGCCGCTCTGCACGCCTTCGACCTTATCCACGGTGACGACGGTTGTCGTTGCAGCGCTCAACCGGCCGCCAATCCGGCGCCCAGCCCGAGCATTGTCAGCCACTCGAATGATCTGACCTGGGCGCGCACGGATTCCGTCAAGCCCGACAGAGAACGTGACCGTCTCCGTCTCAAGCAGGTTGGTCAGCAGCGCCCAGCGGCCGGCGCGCTGAGCCTGACCTTGCGACGTACAGCCGAGCGCCGTGATCTCGGTAGTCTGAACACCAAAACGAGCGATGGCGTCGTCATCCTGCACGTACTCGACCTTGCGGCGATACATGTCGGACGGGTCGTTCCAGCCAACCAGAACGGCGCTGTAGCGGGTGCTCCGCTTGCTGCCCTTGTAGCTGAACTTGCCGTTTTTGACGTTGGCGTTGGTGTAGGTGTAGACCGGGTCAGCTGGCATATCGGACGAGACGATCGCCTGGCCGGCGCCCCAATAGGTGATGCCGCGAAACACTGCTGCGATGTCCTGCAGCGCCTTGTAGGCATCAGCGCGCTTCTGCAGGTAGAGGTTGCAGACGAAGCGCGGCTCCTGCCCGCCTTTCCCATCGCTGACCAGCTGGTCGCAGTATTGGCCGATCTGGTACAGCCCCCACTTGTCCACCTGGCTTGCATCGATGCGGTCACCGAGACCATAGCGCGGGTGCAGCAGCAGGTCGTAGTAGATCCACGCCGGGTTGTTGCTGTACGCCAGTTGGAACGTGCCGTCCCAGATGCCGGTGTAGGTGCGAGTTTCCGGGCTATAGTTGCTCGGCACGCGAATGATCCGGCCGCGGGCATGGTAGCCACGGCGCGGCACCGATCCGCCAAACGTTTCCGCATCGAAGGAGACGCCAACGATGGCCGAATTCGGATAGCGGAACTTGGCGTCGATGATCTCGGTGAACGACTTGATGTTTACCGTATCTGCGATGGCCGACGACGTACTGTTCGGGGTCAGCCGGCGCACGCGCACACGCCAGCCGCCAGAGCCTTCCGGCAGGTCAATCCGCACGGAGCGCTCGTAGCCGCCAGTGGTCTTACCGTTGAAGGCACCCGTCAGCACCTCTTGGTAAGCACCCAGGCCAATCGCTACGTCAATGGCGTAGTCGACCCGGTAGCCGGTAGTGTCGCCGTTGCTGGCGTTCTGCTTCGCCAGGCGCGGAACGGAGAAGTTGATCCGAACAGCGGACAGGTCGGAGTTCGTGACCGAGCGAACCCAGGGCGTAGAGGCCTGCAGCTCAACGCCGATGCTGATTTCGTTTTCGACCTGCGGGAAGCCGGCCAGGTAAGGCTGATCCTGGCTGCCGGTACGCTGCTCCCAGCTAAAGCCACTGAAGGACGAGCCGCCGCTGGTTGATGCCGGCGTTTCGTCTAGGTAGATCGATGCCGCACCATTGACTAGCCCGTAGATCTCCCCCTCGGATATGAGGTCGATCAGGCGGGCATAGGCGATGCTGACGAGGCTGTCCGGCGACTCCTTGGGGGTGCGTGGCTTTGAGCTGCCGCCCTTTGCGCCCTTGATCATTGCTGTCATGCCCGGTCCTCAACGTAAACGCCGCCAGAAATCACCGCAGACCCGACGATCAATTCACCGTAGAGCAGCGGCACAGGGTTGCCTTGGGCCTCGGTGTTGACCGGGCCGTTGAATGCGTAACTGGAACGGTTGTTGGCCGAGTCTGCAGACTCTGCGGCGCTTGGCTGCGGAGAGAGCATCATCACCGCCCCGCCGATTGCCATGGCGGCGCCTGCCATCATCAGCGCCGGGTTGGCCGTGATTGCGCCGGCCACCACAAGGACGACGCCGACGATCACAGCAAACAGCCCGCCCTGCTTGGCGCCTGCCGGAATCGGCGCGATTCTGATGTCATCCTTTCCCGCCGGATGCCCTAGAGCCTCAGCGCCGACATTCTCGCGGCCGTAGAACACCGCGTATCCACCCGGCGCATTGGACATGTGGCTCTCGAAGCCAGGCAGCATTACGCACAGCGCCCGCACGGCTTCGGCGGCATTCGCTACGGCCAGGCGATGAACGCGGCCGAACTTAGCCCCCAGCTTCCCGTAGAGCCTGATTGTCTTGAGTTTCATGGCGCCAGATGCTCACTGTCTTTTCCAGCCAATAGCCGCCATACGGGTCGCGCTTTGAGTCGCGCCCGTAGAGGTGATGGAGGATTGATTGCGGGGCCGGGTAGTGCTCAGGCTCGGAAGCCAGCACGCCCGAATCGAGATAAATGCCGGAGTGGTTCGGTACCGGGGACCGAATCTGCATCAGCACCACGTCGCCGTGCTGCAGGTTGCTCACCGGGTGGAAGCCGGCCTTCGGCAGCAGCTCCCGGTAATAGTCCTTGCCCTGATCCCACCAGCCGTCCTCGCGCTCGTAGTGGCCGAGATCGATGCCCATTTCGCGCCGGTAGAAGTCGAGAACGATGGACAGGCAGTCATGCACGCCATGCACGAACTCTCGGCCGATCAGCGGCGCCTGCCAGCCTTCTGGCTTGAGCCAGACGTGCCTGCCCGCCTTGCCCTGCTCCACCGGGATGATTGCCCAGGGCAGGCCGGACTCTTCACAGGCGACCCGGTCCGCCACGCTTGGCTGCGCTGGGTGGTCTGGGTGGCTGTGGACCACCGCCTGAACCTCTCCCTCGCGCATGGCTGCCTTGTAGTCGGCCGGGTCGATGATGAAGTGCTCGGATGGCGTAGAAGCCGCGTTCCGGCACGGGCGGTACTGGCCGTCCACAATCAAGCCGCACGATTCGACCGGGTAGCAGGACTCGGCGTGCCGCTTGGCCGCTGCTGGTAGTCGCATGATATGCACCCACAAAAAAGCCCGCGCGTGGCGGGCTGTTGGATTGGACAGGCTTACCTGACCAGGGCGGCTGCTGGAAAACCCCCGAACGAGATGGGATTGTTCGCCCCGAACCGCAGCTTGCAGCTCTGCAGCCGCTTGCCGCACTTGTCCCGCGCCGCATCCGTCGTGATGATGTCGTACTCATCCGCCACTGGCGGGCCGGTGTAGCCGCATTCCGCGCTCCGGTACCGCCACGGGCAGTGGTTCGCGATGATCTGCCGCCGCGGCAGCTGAACGCCCTGGAAGTCCATGGCGCTGGCTAGCTCGAACTCCACTGCCTCGGATGTCTCACCGACCTTCTGCTCGATGAACCAGATCTCCGGCGGAAACTCCTCGTCCGGGTCGGCATCTGGCATTCCGTCCAGGTACTTGGCCAGCGTCCGACGGCGGGTCAGCTTGGCGCCAACCATGTCGTCGAACTCAAGGCACAGCGCCGTGATGAACCCGCCGACGTTGCCCATCTTCAGGCTCGGCGACGGGTTGCGGCTGCCGCTCATCTCGAACCCGCTAGCCTCAAGCGGCCATGGGTCGTACTGCACGCCCTTGAAGCTGATCGGCCCGGCATCGTGGCTGTGGAAGTGGTAAACCTCCGCGCCAATCGCCTCAGCGTCTAGGGTGTAGAGCGTCACGATCTGGCCCGGCTCCAGGCGTTGAACGTCTGTCGCTAACGTCATGTCGCATGCACCTCCTCAAAGCTGGCCGACAGCTGGAAATAGCCCGCCCCCTTCGATGTGAGGCTGTAACCGGACCGGCACTTGAACAGCTTCGTCGCGCCCATCGGAGTCACCCACTGGAACGCCTTGTAGCCGCCCTGCCGGTCCAGGAACTCGGCCATCGCCTTAACCGGCATCCCGCCACCGGTCTCCCAGTGCCCCATGGCCGAGATCCGCCAGGCCTCGGAGCGGGTATTGATGCCGTCACCGGCCTCTTGCGAATACCCGTCGCCGAAGTCAGTACGCAGCGCCCGCTGGGACACGTCGATGGAGGCCGAGCTGTCGATCGGAAAGTCGAAGGTCTCAATCATCGTCCTGCTCCATAGAGGTTCCAAAGCAGGCCGCCTGGGCGAGATTCACGCTCGATCTTGGTCATAACGACGGCGTTGATCGTGTCAGCCGTGACCTGCCCCTGTTTGCGCATTTCCTGCTCGCTCATGCCCGCCTGCCCCTCGACCGTGACCGGTGCGTGGATCGTGATCTGCGGTGCGCCGCCCCCGCCCTTCCGGTCTGCCAGGTAATCCTTCAGGTCGGAGTTTGTGCGGCGGTCCACGACACGCTCGCCGCGGTCCAGAAGCCAGGTGCCTTCCTTGGGGATGTTGTCGATGCCGTCGTGCGCCATGCCGGCCAACGCCAGGCTTGAAACAGCACCGACCATTGGCGTTGTGGCCGCTATGGCGGCAGCAGCGGCCGCCGGAGCCATTGCAGGCCCAACAATCGGAATTGCCGCCGTCGAGGCGAATGCATTGATTGCAGCCATCTGCTGCGAGGCCATTGCGTTGAAGGTCATTGCCGATGCAGCGCTCGCCTGCGTAGTCTTGCCGACGAGCAATTGCACCGCCTGATATGCCAACCACTGTGCGGCCATTTCACCCAGCGCATTGACTGCGGAGCGGGCCAGCCCCTCAAACATCCCGCGCGCAGCATCTCCCAGCGACTCAGCGTCGAACACCATCGACTCGAAGGCATCACCGAAGCGACGACTGAAGTTCTCCAGCATATTGCCGGCCAGCTCGTCGAAGTTCGTCAGGTTGCTCTCTGCAGCAAGCAGGTACCGCTCCCAGAAGCTTCCGTTGATCTCCAGCAGCTGCTCGCTCACCTCCGTTTCCAGTCGGATCAGCGCCTCGTTGCGCTCTTCTGCCGTGAGTAGCGTTGCGTCCATGATGACCTGACGGCGCCGCTCGTAAGAGGCCTTAATCGCCTCCTCCTCAGTCATCAGCGCATCGATGATCGACACCGCGTCGCGGTTGGTCTGTTCCTCGGCTTCGTTGACCTTCCGAATTGCCTCAGCCTGCTTTTCGTAGGCTTCAACCGCCTGCAATGCGGTGCGTGCGCTGGCCAGCTGCGACTCAGACGCTCCGTCCATGGCGAGCTTATAAAGCGTCGCCTCGGTGGTGTTCATGCCAAGCATCTTGGCTTGCAGCTCGAGCGCTGAAACCTGCTGCTTCAGGTTCTTTTCCGAGGTCTTGCCGCGAGCGCGCTCTGCTTCTTCCAGCCGGTAGAGCTGCGTGGCCAGCTGCTCGGCCTCTTCCCGCTCTTCCTTGGTGGCTTCAGCGCCAAGCGACTGAATTGCCGCAAGGCGGGCGCGCGCCTCCCCTTGCAGCTTCGCCAGGTCCAGCTGCTCGCGCATGCGGGCGATTGCTTTCTGCCCTTCAGCGCTCGTCGTAGGCTCTTCCGGGTCGCTCAGCTCGGGCGCCTTGCTACGCTTGGCGATCTCGTCGTCTACGGCGCGAAGGCGCTTGCGGTACTTCTCCAGCGCCTCATCAGCAATCAGCGCCTTCTCTGCGGTGCGTTCCAGCTCCTCACGCCACTCTTGGGCCTTGGCGCTGCCCGGGTAGCGCTCGAGGTTGCCTTTCAGCGTCTCGACGCGGGCGTTCAGCGCAGTCAGCTCGCCGGCGGCGCCGCTGGACTCGGTTTCGATCTTGGTCAGCAGATCCGCGCGCAGAGCCCGAAGCGTTGCATCGCCGAGGTCGTTAACCGACTCGGTAAGCAGGTCGACCGGCTGCTTGGCGTCGCGGGCGTTGCTTGCGAAGGTGTAGAGCGCGCCCGCAGCAAGCAAGACCACGCCAGCCGGCCCGCCGAGCAAGGCCATGGCGCTACGCAGCCCGCCGGCAACGATGGTGCCGACACGCATTGCGCTGTTGAGCGCGTTCTGCGCTGCGGCCTGGTTCGCTGCCGCCTGAAGCGCCAAGGCTTGTGCAGCCGACAGGTTGCGGGCGGCGATGGCGTGGGCATTGGTGCCCTTGGCGGCCTCGAACTCAGCCTTAGCCACCGCAAGCGCTGCCATGGCCGATTGGCGCTCAGCGGTAGCACGAGCAGCCGAAACAGCCAGCGCTTCGCGCTCTTTGGCGATGCGAATAACTGTTGCAGTGACCGCTTGGCCCTGGGTGGCGGTGTAGGCAAGCATGGCCGTGACAAGACGCGCACCAACCGCAACAGCCAGATACTCGGCCGCAGTGCTGATGCCGTCGAGCGCACCCTTCATCGCTTCCGTGTCTTCGCTGAACGCGAGTACTGAGTCAGCGGCCGAGATGATGCTGTTGGTGACGCTCTGGATCGCCCCGCTCTGGTTCTCGAATGCGACGAGAATCGCGGTTGTTGCTGTCTTGGCGCGAACACCTGCATCGGTCAGGTTGCTCGCCATGTTGGCGGCGGCCTTGGCGTTCTCGTCCAGGGACTTGCGCAGACCTTCGGACAGATCACGCGCAGAGAGTTTCCCGGCGGCGCCCATTGCGCGGATCTCGGCGGCGGAACGACCTGTTGCCGCTGCGATGTCATTGATCACCGATGGCAGGGCACTGGTGATGGTTTCCCACTGATCGGCGGCCACCTTGCCGGTGTTCATCGACTTGGAAAAAGCGCTGATCGCAGTCTCAGCACGCTCGGCGCTGGTTGCGTTCTTTACGAACGCGAAAGACATGGAGTCGGTTACGTCGAGAGCCTGCTGAGTTGAGTATCCCATGCTCCGCAGGCTGTCAGCGGTGCGGATGTAGAGCTCTTGCGCCTCTTGCAGCGAACGGTAAGTGCCATTTGCGGTGGCCAGCAGACGGCGCTGCACAAGCTCGAACTCGGCCTGGCTGCTCGTGGCCATCTGCACGCGCTCGGCCATTTCCTGGTAGGTCTGCACCAGGCCAGCAGCGGAGCGAAGCGCGGTAACGGAAACAGCGGCAGCCAAGGTTGTGCCTAGAGCAGCAACTGCGGTCTTCAGCTGAGAGGCGGCCGTCACGTTACGGCGAGTCTGGCGCTCCAGCTGATCAAATCCGCCCTCAGCCTTGCGGGAGGCAGCCTCCAGGCGATCCAGGTCGCTCTCAGCCTTCAGGCCGCTCGTGCTGTCCACGCTCAGGACAAGGCGGGCGTATTCGGTCATGCTTTTCTCCAGGCATGAAAAAGCCCGCACTAGGCGGGCTTCGTAAGGTCATTTACTACTGCTTTGGCGGCGAAGACTGCTGCATGACTTTGTAAGAGGCTTCGATTGTTTTCTGGCTTGCCTCCATCATATCGGTTGTCAGCGTCTGGTTTCCCCATCGCGCAACCTTCCCGTTCTCGAAAGTGACCACCAGTCGATCCTGGGCGAGCTGCTCGTTATCTACCGGGGTGAGGCCCATCACGACCGGGTTCCAGTAGATCCAACGCTCGCGATCTTCGTTAACATCAGTTCTTCGGGGGAGGCCCATGGTCGCCTGTACGTCAGCTTTTGACATTCCCAGCGACAAATTCATGGACTGCCGGTTGTAATCGATACGATTGTTGGCGCAGCCTGCGATGATGAGCAGCGCGGCAACGATGAGAATCTTGCGCATGGTTCCCCTCCCTGTTTGAAAGGGCCAGATTATCACCGATTCTCAGCCATCGCCTTCAGTGCGGCGCGCTCCATGATCTGGATCGCCTCCAGGTGGTCGCGTTGCTGCTTGCGCTTGACGCGGTTCATTCGAAACAGCGACTCAAGGGCCGAGTAGTCAAGCCCTGTCGGCCCATTCATACCCATGCGCCACTGGGTCTGCATCGAAAGGAAGATGTCGAACACCTGCCAGTTCTCTGGCCAGATTCCGAACCGCTCTTCCGGGAAGTCTTCGGGGCGAAGGCCGAAGCGGGCCATCTCTTCGGGGTCGGCGTCCTTCCTGAAAAGCCGCTCGACCGCCCCCTCTAGTTTCCCCGGCGGCCGTCCACCAGGGCGGTGATGTACGCGGAGAAGATGGCTTTCGGGGCCATGACGTAGTTCTTGCACAGCAGCTCAATGCTGGCGGCGCAGAATTCTTCTTCGAGATCCCAGCCGGCGAGCATTTCACAGAGCAGGTCGGGGTCGCTGATCTTCTTGTTCTTGATCAGCGCGTCGAGGCTGTCCTTGTCGCGATGCTTGAACTCGAATACCGGCTTGGCGACCTGGCCGTCAGGCAGCGGGATTTCTACCGGCGCCTTGAAGGTTGGATTCGGGGTCAGGGTGAATTTCACGCTCATGGATCGTCCCTATCTGGAAAGAGTAGGCCCGCCGAGTGACGGGCCTTGCTGCGTTAGGCGGCGTAACGCATGGGCTCGGAGGTGAGCGACACGGTGCTCTGCAGGCCCATCAGCTCGTTCTTGGTGAGCGTCGGGGTCTTGTTGAGGGTCACGTAGCCGTTGTAGAAGATCGCGGAGCCGGAAGGCAGCACGACCGACACAGCACGCGGAATGCGGTCGTCGTTTGCATCGGACAGGATGCTGTACCAGGGCAGCTCGGCGTCGTCGCCGATGGTCATGGCGAAGCTGGACGCGCTCTTGACGGTCGGGATCTGGTGCTCGACATCCTCCTCGAGGAACGAGTAGGTGACGAACTGCTGCTCACCGCCAGAAGTGGTGAACTCCAGAACCTGGGTGATCTGCTGCCAGGTGCTGACCTTGCGCACGGAGCCGGCGCCACCGCCAGCCGGGTACAGGTTGGTCGAGGTGGTGTTGATGCCTTCCAACTCGAAGGTGTCGGCGGTCACGTTGGCGACTCGAGCGACTCGGCTATTCAGACGCGACCAGCCGGATGTGACCTCGACGATATCGCCATTGGCTAGGCCGTGGCCAACTGCAGAAGCAACGGCCGGGTTGGCGTTCGATACGGCGGTGACTGTGATCGGCGCGGCATACGCGGAAGCGATGGATACTACGGCGCCGTTGGGTAGGCTCACACTCATGAATTTTTCCTCTGGGTATAAAAAAACCGCCTTTCGGCGGCTCTGGATTGCCCAACGGGCGGTTAAATCGTGTCGGCCCGGTAGGTGAAGCTAACCGGGAGCATGAAATGGGTGTCTTCATTGATCGGCGGGCCTTCACTGCAGGGGCTCGTGATCTGCAGGGCGAAGCTGCCGGACGTGAGGCGATCGTTCAGCGGGAACAGCTCGGCGATGTCAGCGGCCAGCGTTTCCGCCTCTGTCGGCCCCTTGCCTTTCGGCACGAACACGCTGATCTGGCACACGCCGCTGTACTCGCGGTGCGCTCCGGCCAGGTCGGCGCTGTCGGTCGGCGCTTTGAGCAGGTTGAAGCGAAGGTATTGCCCTGCAGGAGGCACGAATTGAACGTTTTCCCACGCAACCGGGATCGTGCGCGCAGTCGCGAAGGCGTTCAGCCTGCCCTGGAGCAGCGAACGAATCAGCTTATGAGACATGGTCACACCTTGTTCTTGGCGACGGCCACGGCGACCATCTTCTGCACCCTGGCGAAGTTGATCCTGACCATCCCGGCAGGGGCTTGCTTGCTGCTCCCGAATTCGAGCGAGTAAATGTAGGGAAGGTTATTTGTCAAAAACACCTCTTGACCTGCGCCCTCAGGCGTTTTCGCCTGAACCTCTGTCAGCGCCTGCGCGCCACTCTTGTCGTCTCGGTCGATCTCGTTTGGCGTTGGCTGGCCGACCGAGGTCTGCCAGTTACCGCGGGCTCGGCCGGTATCGACCGGAGTCGATCGGATCACGCTGGAGAACAACTCAAGGGCTGCGGTACGCGCGATCTTGTCGTGCGCCTCCGCGGCCTTGACCGCAAACCGACGAACATCATCAGAGAACGACATCGTTACGCCCTCAGCTGAATTATCCAAGTTGCTCCGGCGGGGTCTTTCCCAAGCTGAATGACGCGCTTGCCTGCGATCATGTCGCCGACCTTTGGGGTCGCCCTGGTTTCGGTCGGATTTCCAGCCTCAGTTACCATCACCTCAGCCTGCAGAGCTGTAAGTCGCTCGTCTGTCGCGAGGATCGAAGAGCCGTCTATCTCGTCGTTCGAGTAGCTGCCAAATACTCCGCGCCCGGCGTAGGCTGTCACCGATGGCGTCATTGCCCCCGTAACCGGGTCGTAATCGTCTTCACCCTGCTGCGTGCCAGTGAATGCTGTCACTGCATCAGCCAGGTCTTCGTCGAATGCCTCCGCAATGTCTGCGGTCAGCTCGTCGCGCAACCCCATTAGCCGCGCACCAGTCGAACCTGATTAGCGCTGCCCAGATAGGGCAGCAGCAAAGCCTCTGCAAACACCTCGCCGGCAGTCAGCTTGCGCGAACTAGCCGAATAGGACTTGCTGCTGCTCACCTCGCCAGCCGTCACGGACTTGCTCGTTACGCCGGTTTCAGTTGCGCCATACAGCGCCCCTGCGGCGGCCTCCCGTGCGATTTCCGCGCCTGCCTGCACCACGGCAGCCGGAACCTCTGAAAACGCCGGCAGCGGCTTTGCGCTGAGCCAAGTGTTAGCCATCAGCACCGCGCGGGCCTTCTTGTCTTCGGTGGTCCAGTCGGATCCCAGCAGGCCGTCGACCTGCGCGATGGTGATGTACTCGGTCATGACTTATTCCTGAGGAGCTTCATCGAGCAGCTTGGCCAGTTCGGCGCGCTCTGCGCCGTCATTGAAGGCGATGCCCTTCTCGGTCAACTTGGCCTTGATGTCATCGACGCGAAGGCCATGGGAAGGTTTGCGGCCAGTGCCACCTGCTTCCGGCTCGCCATCAGCATCTTTAGGCTTGAACTGGATATCGATTATCTTGAAGCCCTGGCTGCGCAGTTCGGCCTTGCGCTCCGGCGACACCGGGTGTTTTTCGTATGCAATCTTCTGTTCGGACATTTCAGTCTCCAGAGAAACGGGGCGAGCCGGAGCCCGCCCCTATCGGTTATTTGGAAGCGTCGCCGATGGTGATCACGCCAGCGCTCGACTTCACGCTGTTGACGAACAGGTCCCAGTTGGAACCGGTCGCCAGCTCGGCGTTGGTCGGGGACTTGCCGCCGTTGGCGATGTCCCAGGCAAAACCCTTAAGGCCGAGACCAAACGAATAATCCGCTTGAAAGGTTGTCTCAATACGCTCCTTGCCGTTGCTGGTTTGGACGCTGGTAACCACGTCGCTGCCGTCGTGGACGATGGCCGCGGAGTCGGCCAGGGACAGCACCTTCTGCTTGGCAGGCACAGCGGGAGTCGCCGCAGGGTCGCCAGCGGCGAACAGCGCCGGGGCATCGGTAACGATCACCGGGCGACCCAGGATGTCGACGATGTTGACCGACTGGCTGTTGAACAGCTGCTGCGCGTTGGCCAGGTTCTGGCCGACCAGCTTATGGAACACCTCGCCGGTCATCACCTGGGCCACGAGCAGGCCGGAGGCGTCGCCGAACTTGGCGTGAGCGCCGTTGATCGCGCCGTAGGTCACGCCTGCAGTGGCGGACACGTCGTTGGTGGCGCCGGCCACGTTGCTGATCGCGGCAACCAGGGCGGCGATAGCGGTGTTCAGCTGGTCGGCCATGATGGCTTCGGACAGGTTGCGGGAGATGACCTCCAGCGCCTCTGCAGGGTTCTTCTGAATCCACGACAGCTGGGACGGCTCCCACAGGATCGGGCCGAAGCCGCCAGCAACCTTGACGCTGTTGGCCTGAACCTGCGCCAGGGCGGTGGCCGACTGCGCGCCGTTGGCAGCGTAGCGGTCAACACGGCGCTGAGCGGAGTGCAGACCAGCCCACAGGGATTCCTGCAGGAAGTCGCCATCGATGCCCTGCGGGGTCAGGCGGATCGCGCCATTCGACGCGGCGTTGAACTTCTCGACCATCTGGGCGATGGTTTCGACGGTGGTGTTCTTCAGGTACTCGTTGAACACCTTCATGTCGGACAGTGCCATTGGCTATTTCCTCTTACGCGTTCTGGATTTGGGCGTTGATCGCGGCCAGGCGCTCTTCTTTGCTGCCGCCGAGATTGCCCTTAGGCTTGGGGGGCTGACCGTTTCCATTCGGAGCGCCGCCGCCATTGGCACCGGAACCCTTCATGATGTGGTCTTTGTAGGGGTACTGCTCGACGAGGGTTTCCAGCGCTTCATCGAAGTCGGCCAGCTCACCTGGGCGCGCACGGCTGAAGATCTTGTTGCCGTTGGCGTCATAGGCGACGACCTTGCCGTCCTCGATCTTGAAGCGATTCCCGAAGGTGGCTTGCACCATGTCTGCCGGGACAGCCAGCTTCTCGGCGATGACCTTGGAGCGAGCGAAGCTGCCGCCGATCTTCTCGCCGTACAGTTGCTGCTCAAGGGTCTGCGCCTTGGTGTTGGCTTCGTCCAGCTGGGCTTGGAAGGCCTTGCTGATCTCCGACTTGACCTTCTCGACTTCGCCGGCATCGATCAGCCGCTTCTGGTCGAGGCTTGCGACGGTTTCCAGCGCCTTGCGTGCAGCTGCCGGGTCTTCAAGACCCTCGAAAGCCTTGAGGGCCTTCTTGGCTTCGTCGCGCTGCTGGAAAGCCTTCTCTGCCTCGCCTGCCAGGTACTGCGCACGGCTAGTGAGTTGGGCGACATCCACCGCCAGCTCCTTGCCATCATCGTGCACGTAGACCGGCTTGCCTTCTTGCAGGACTGCGTTGCCGTTTTCGTCAAGCTTCAGTTTCATCTCGTCTTTCTCCGGCCATCCGGCCATTGCGTTGAGCCATCCGGCCCGGTGGCGCCCCGTCCCATCCGAAACTGCGGGCAATAAAAAGCCCCGCACGATGGCGAGGCTCTAGAAATGGAAAACCCGGCGCTTGGCCGGGTCTTGGGTATCGCTATCAGGTCAGCAAAGCACTACGCGCTCGCCACGCATGAAGCATGACGCGCACAGGATCTGCTTCGTGCCTCCGCTGGCCTTGCCGTTCTTGTAGAGCATGCCGATTTTGGTTTCCAGCACTTCGCGCGAACCGCATCGCCCGCACTGGATCATGCTCGCCGGCTTTGGCATGGCGCGCATTCGCTTGCGCACTTGCTCTGCCGGGCTATCCGGTGCAGGTGTGCCGTCGATGACGTGGAGTTTCGGCTTCTGGTCGCTCATTTCTCCATCATAGCCCAGCCTTGGCGAAGGCAGCAGCGTCTCTTTCGCGGAGTTCGTCGAGCGACAGGTAGATGCCCTTGTCGTTGTAGAAGCGATCCATCTTCAGCCCGCCTTGGCGCATCAGCTTGCCGCGTGCCGGGCCGAGGATTTGATCCTGCCGCGCGGCGCTCTGCTCGGACAGCCACTGGCCGTAGGTCTTGTCGGCTGGGATTTGCCCGTCCATGCTTGCTCTCGTGCCGGGATCGATCTCGTCAGGCGACAACCCCAGTTCTTCCCAGCCCTTCAGCACCGTGACACTGGTAGATCGGCAGCGCCAGTGAATGCGGCCAGGACCAGCCAGCCAAGGCACCTTGTGGCCGATCGGCTTATGCGTCTCAGCCTCATAGCGCAGCCCGTCTCTAATGCGGCACTCTGGCGTTGTGCGTCCGTCAATCGTGCTGGTCCAAGTCAGCGCCGCGATGATGTCGGCGTTCGCGCTGTAGAACGCATCGCGTGCCGTCTCTGCCGTGTGACTGATCGCCGTGCGAACCATCGCGTCGATATCGAGCCGGCTGCGCTGTAGCAGGCCGTCCGCGTAGCCCTCGGCGCGAATCCCCATGATCCCGCGAATGATCTCGTCGGTCGTCTGGCCGTTCACGATGCCGATACGGATGGCGTCCCGAATGCGCGCCGCGCGGGTCGACTCTAGATCGCTAAGCCACTCCTTGAGCAGACGCCCCTGGAATGGCCTAGCGAAAGCGGCGGCACGAACCTGGCCGAGATTCACATTTGCCAGCGGCACGGCAACCAGCACCTGATTGGGCAGCGTGGCCGTAAACAGCGTCTGCTGGTAGCCCAACTCATAAGCGGCCAGCTCGTCGACGACCTTCACAACCTCCTCGCCAATCTCGGCGTAAATGGCCTTGTTAAGTTCGCGCACCGACTCCAGCACGCTATTCATGTGCGTGACCGTGAAACGATCTGTTCCCATGCGCTCAACTGCGGCAACCAGGCGCCGTCGAAGGTCTGCGTCGGCACGGTTCAGCAACGCAATGATCTTGCGCGCCTCGCCGTTGCTCAGCTGCTGCAGGTCTATGGCATGACTGATCGCGGCATCAAGCAATCGCTCGTTGACGGTTGCCATCAGATCACCCCAATGCCAGGCCCTTGCGCCTCGATCTTCTCTTTCTCAGCGTCCCAGTCGTACTCATCGCTGATGATCCCGCGCCGCTGCATCTCAGCGAACAGGGTTTCATCGCTGAGCTTGCCGGAGTTGGCCATCTGCAGCAGCTGAGGTACCGATACTTCCGGGGCCCAATCCTGATCGAAGTTGCCGCGCATCTCGACCATGCCGCCGTCTGGCAGCGCGAGATAGTCGGCCATGACCTGCAGCATCTGCGCGAGGGCATCAGCGAACTGGTTGGCCATGCGAGCCAGCGGGGACAGCTCTTGCGCTGCCTCCTCGTTCGCCTGGGTCGCCGTCTTGGTCTGCTGCTTTTCTTTCTGCAGCAGCTTGGCGCCGGCCATCCGCATTTCTTCGATCAGGTCTTGCAGCGACTCCCGGCCAGCGTTGATAGCTGCTCCGGTGTGCTCGACGTACTTGGCATCACCGTCTTTCGGCATCCGCGTCGCGCTGCCGGAACTGATGACCAACTGGAACTGATCATCGTCGGTGAAGGTGAACAACAGAGGCACCCGGGCAACGTGCAAGAGATTGTCCTGATCGCTCTGGGACTGCCAATGCTTGACGTTGAGATGCGCCAGTTCGAGCAGCGGAGGCTTTGCCGTCAGGAAGCCCGTGCGGCCGGTGTAGAACGATACGAGCGGCACGTAGCCGAGGCTGGTAGTGCCTTCGTCGTGCTGGACCCATGCGCCGCCATTGTCGGCCTTGCGGTAGGTGCGCCACACGCCAGGCTCCAGGACTCTCACCTGGGCGACCGACTTAACGCCAAACTCGCCGTCATCCTCCTCGATCGACTCCATGTAACGGAACTGGCCGATCTTGCCGCCGTCGACACGCCAGCCAAGCACCTGCTCGGGGCGGATCAGCACGGCATAAGGGCGAACCCCTGCAGCGATCTCGTCTGCGCGAGTGCGGAGACCTTCGGCGCGCGGGTACTCAACCAGCACGTGACAGAGGCCGTGGCTCAGCGCGTGGCGGAACAGGTCAACCGACCAGCTGTTCAGGTCATTACCGGCAAGATCGATGTCCTTGCACAGCTCAACCAGGCGCTCCGGCACGTCGTCACCCAACTGCAGCGGCTCAGCGAACACACGAGAGGTCATATTATTGACCGTCTCAGCGTAGGCTGGCAGCAGCGTGGAGAGGCGCAGGCGCTCCCTGTAGGTCTCGTCCTCTTCGGCCGGGTACTGAGGCAGCAGAGCACGCCCGGCGGCCCGCATAGCCTTCGTGCCGCCCATCAGCGGCGCAACGATGGCCCAATCCTCGCGCATGGCGTCCACGGCCGGGATTGTTTTGGACGGGTCGTTGCTCATGGTCACATCCGTAGAGGTTTGGTTTCGGTTACAGGCTTTCTGCGACTCATGGCCACAGCGAAATAGCGGAATGCATCGGAGCCGTGAGACGACCAGTCATGCAGCGGTTTGTCTTTCCAGCAGCCGCGCTTGTCATCCCATTCCTTGCGGTAGTTTTCAAGGCAGGCAATTCCCGTCTCGCACTTCGATTCGTCAAAGGCGCAGCGAGGCAGGATCTCGCGGACGTGGTCAATGCCATCGTCTACGCCCAGCTTCGGTACTACCTGGAATCGGACGCTGTAGCGATGGCCGTCGATCTCGTAGCCCGCCTTGGCAATCTCTCGCCGGGTCTTGCCGTCGCTACCGAACTCGCGGTTGTCGATGTCGTGCGGTCCCCAGTGATCGCCGTACGTGTAGCCGCGATCCTTCAGCACCTTCATGTAGTGCCGCAGGCCTTCGCCGCTGTTCTCGTAGTAGTCGACGACATGGAACTCATCGCCCACGATCCGAACGAACCAGATCGCCGTCGAGTCACCCACGCCGATGTCCCAGAAGGTGTGCACCGGCTGGTGGCTGTTGTCGGGCAACACGCCGATTCGCTGCTGTGCGTACAGCTTGGCAAACTGCTTGGCGTAGTAGGCGCCCTCGATGCTCTGCTGGAACGCCTCGGCAGGGATCGACGGGTATTCCCGCTTCATGTCGCCGCCTAGGGTTTTCTCCTTGGCGGCGTACCAGGCGCGCTGGCCTTCGTTCGTCTTGATGCCGTGCTTTGCCTCAAGCTCGGCGAAATAATCTGTCAGGCGCTGAGGCAGGACCGTTCCGGCCGGGTCTAGCCAGTAGTCGGCGTTCTTCCACCAGCTGAAGAAGAAAAACTTCCAGTCCAGTTTGCCGAGCGGCTGCTTTGCGGCCTGCTGCTTCTCTGCGGCCTGCGAGTAGTCGAAGAAGTACCCGGCTCGCCCCTCTGCCGTCGACTCTATGGTGACGAAGCAGTCAGTAGCCACCGCCTCAAACGCACCGGTGACGATCTCCCGCGCCTTATGCGGAAACTTGGCGCAGATCTTCCCGAACTCGGAGACGTGCAGGTAACGCAGCGTGCCGCCACGGAATGACGTGCTGACGTACAGCGAGCCACCCTTGGCGAATACCAGTTCGCCGGCCGCATCGTTGCGTGCAGGATTGGCCGCCTTGATCTCGTTCGGAAGATTGTCGTAGGCGTACTTGATCTTTTCCCTGAACAGCCGCTTGGCATCATTCAGCGTGTGAGCGATCAGCGCGCACCTGGCCGACTCGAACAGGGCCGCGTCGAGCTGGATGATGCACTGCTCAGTCGTGAATCCGAGCTGGCGAGCCTTCAGGATGATGTTCCGAGTGTGCAGGCCCTCGAAGTACTCCAGCTGCTCCGCCGTCATGCGGAAGCGGGTCTTCTTGCCTGCCTTGTCGGTAATGGAATACAGGTTGTTCAGGCGCCACAGCTTGTCCCGGAGCTTCGCAAGGTGCTCGGGTTTCATCTGTCAGGCCTCAGTCGATAGCTCGTCCATCAGTGCGGCCAGGTCGCTGACCGTCTTGTCGCCCTCCTCGGTGTCGAGGTTGTAGGCTTGGCGCTCGCCCTTGATGACCTTCAGCTGAGCGTCAACGCCAGCGTTTAGGGATCGGGCAAACTTGTCGTGGTTGTCTTCGGTCACTTCCATCTCAGCCAGGGCAACGCACAGCTTATTGGCTATGCCACGCCACTGAGCCAAGCCGGAACGATGAGCCAGCACTACAGCGGCGCCTGCCTCTGCGGCTTCTTCGATAATCTCGGCTTCAGTGACCACACGCGACTGGTCACTGCCAGTGGTCACCGCCCTGGTCACCTTCTCCTTCACCGCGGCCCGAACATGATCGGACAGATCGCGCTGCCAGCCTTCTTTCTTGGCTCGCTTCAGAATGGTGTTGTGCGCGATGCCGTTTTGCTCAGCTATCACGCGAATGGAGAGCTGCCCCGCCCGGTAGGCGCGCTCAATGCCCTCCCAGTCGGGTTGCTTTGACATATCAGGAACCTCTATTGCGTTTACACCGCCAGACCAGCCTCCTGGCCAATGGTGAACGTGCGGATTGTTCCGCCCGTGTATACGTCGCGCTTCATGGCGGCGCGGACGGCCTCTTCGGCGGTTGCTCCCATATCCATCGCGGCCAGGGCGTATGCCGATCCACTGCCGATGGCGTCAGGGTTCGCCGGATCTAGCGGCTGCTTCCAGACACCAGTATTGTCGTCAACGCCGACCATCATCAGCACGTTGTCGTCTACCACGAAGCCGGAGCATTCGACTGGCGCGGATGGTGGCGTGCCAAAGTAGGCCGCGATCAGGGCCTTCTCGTCGCAGACGGCGCCGGACAGGAAGAAGCTGACGCCATCAACTACCTGGCACTTAACGCTGTTATCCGAGACGATCGAGCTGCCTCGGGTCTGGCGTGAGTCGTATGCGATTACGCCGTCTTTGTAAGCGATGGTCGTCATTCGCCTTCACCCTTTCCCGTTTATCTGCCTTGCGATGTTGTCTGCGCCAATACACCAACACCTCTTTCCCGATCATCACAGCGACACAGGCTGCGAGGCATATCAGGATCAGGGCGGCGTGGAGGCGTTTCACTGTGCCGCCTTAAAGCGAATCACTGTGCCGCGCCGAATCCACTGACTGACCTTTTGCCAATCTGGGTCAAGTCCAGTGATGCGATAGGCTGCAACCACTCCGGCGATATACAGGCGCAGCCACCAGCGAATCTTGACGACGGCCACTAGCTGGACGTTTGCCATACAACCTCCACGCGACCGTGTAGGCGCTCAGTGATCAAGGACTGGCTGCGTTTATCGATAGTGAACGGCTGGCGATAGCGATCAACGATGCCGCGCCGCTCGTCGACGAAAACGGCCATCTTGATCTCTTGCCCATCAATGAGCACCTTGCGGACGCCGCGGCCGTCTTCTGGCGTGTGTACCCATGGAGGCTGCTGCTTCACTTCTGCTCTCCAGTCACCTTCGGCTGCGACACCACACGGGCGATAGCCATTGCCACGCCGAGGACCATGTTCACGCTTGCCCATGCGATCGGGCTAATGTGGCCTTCGAACGCTACCCATGCACCGGCTGCTGCGTTGAGCACGGCAGTCAGGATGGCGAGCTGCACACTGGTCAGACGCCAGCACTTGCGCCATTCGGGGATCATGTTCATGAGCCAAACCCCTTAGCCAGGAACGGCCACAGCTTGTCGAACACAGCAACCATCACCACGCCGGCGCCAATCCCATAGGTGAGCTTGTTGCTCAGTGTGTCCACCTTCCCGGCTACCTCGTCCTGGCTCTCTCCGATTGCGGTGAGCTGGCGGGTCATGTGCTCGAACTGCTGCTCGAGCTTGGTGAGGCGGTTGGGTGACTGCGCGTGGTCGCGGTCGAATCTGTCCAGGCGATGCCGGGTTACGGCTGCCTCTTGCTCCAGGGCGCCGACTCGCTCATGCACTGTCCTGCCCTCATGGCTGTCGGTCATAGTGGAGTCTCGTTGGTGTTTGGTCCGGCCTCACATGCGCGTGCGATCCGCTCGGGGCAAGGAGGCAGGCATGGGGCCGGAAGAGGGTTGCCGTGAGGCGAATGAAAATCCGCGCGATTTGTGCATGATCATTTGCGTGACGCCAGGAAAATGATCAGAGGCATGGCGGATGTATTGAATTGGGCGCCGGGTGGTCGAGCCCTAATCAGCCGTTCGCGCAAACACATCGAATTCGATGGGAATAAAAAAGCCCCGACCGAAGTCAGGGCTCTTGGATTGGTGCCCTAGCCTGTTGGCGCGCAGGTCATGCCGGCGCTGGGCGGTCGTAGGGCTGTCTCGGCCATCTCAACGCGTGAAATGACCAAGATAGGCATAGAATGGCTCACTAGCTCATTCGTGTCAACTACCTTTGCATGACGCTAGGCTTTCCGTGAGCAGCCTGTTTATCGCTGCGGTGGCAGACTCTCCGGCCGCCTCCAGATCAGCTAGCGCAGCAGCAGCATCTGGCGTTAGACGAATCCCGCTGAGCTTGCGCCCCCCATTGCTCACCAGCCTGGCATCGTGCTCAGCTACACGCTCAGCCGTGGTTTTCGGCGACCAGCTTGCATTCGGTTTCAATCCAGCGAACCCGTCACGGTAGCCGTCGCCCTGCTCCTGACGATGTCCGCTCATGGTCATCCACGTCTCATGCTCGGCAGCAGTGCCGAACTGCTCGCCGTGGTAGCAGCGACGCAACCCTCGCTGATAACCCGCACCGTAATCGCCGCCTATCTGCTTAGCCTTCAGCATCAGCTGCTTGAATTCCTTCTCGTTCACTTGCGGCCCCTATGGTTGTTGTCTTGAATGCGTGCACTTTCGAACTCAGGATGTTTCGCAAGAATTTTCTTTACGCGATCCGTTATTTTTGCGTAATCGGGGCGGTGGCAGTACGCTCCTAGCTCGCCAATGCGATTCTTCCTGGCGGGGTCTAAATACATCTCCATACGCACAGCGCGCGAACTAACCACGCAACCCCAGCCATCGATCAGGCGAACGCCATTTACTGGAACTAACTCATTCCTGTACTGCATGACGTAGGGGGCAGTGATCTGAATCCGCGCCTCGCCAATCCTGCGCGCCTCATACATGGCGGTGTACCACGACTGGTATGCCTCGACCTGTTCAGGCGTTATGGCCTCTATATTCAGCCCCGCACTACGCGCCTGCGCTGTTGCGCGACCCTCATCATCGGATAGGTCATGCCGGCCGCACTGAGGCTCTACAAAAACGATACTGTGTCCGGACCGGCTAAGTTTGGTTTGCTGGCCAAGGGCCGCGAACATCGCGGCCTGTACCAGTGTCAGGGTGCCGACGCTCATTGCGCACAACCGAACACGTCAGAGAAATCCTGGCAACGGTCTTCAACCGAGTCGGCACGCAGATGATTGGCGCGAAATACGAACCCGCTTGCCACTGCGCCTGGAATTTCGCGGTCTAGATACTGCTGCTCGTTCTCGCCGTTCCAGAGCTGTTCAATCAGCAGCGAAGTGTTCTTTTCGACGCCACGCCCTGAAACCTCGCGGGCAAAATCGCAGACTTGGCTAGCTGACAGATTCTCGCGGATCTCGACAACGTCCTTGCCTGAGTAGATACGTGCATTGAATGTGCGCATGGTTGAATCCTCACCCGGAAGCTGCCGGGGATGCAGTGGAGGCTGTTTCGCTTCCATGGGTGTTAGTATACAGCGTTAGGTAACTAACGCAACACCCTTTCGCAAATTTATTTCACGCCGCCTCGCCTGCCACCAATCCCTCAGCAGCCAAGATCTCGTGCGCCTCGATCAGCGCCTGGTCAACGGCCTGCTTCAGCCCCTTGCGGATGTCACGACGCCAGCGCTCTTGCGTTTTCACAGGCACCGGGTCATCGCTCCAGTTGTCCATGTTGTACCACCCGGCCGGCAGCACATTGGTTGACCGCTTGCCCTCTGCGCCCGGAAGCTTCGGATAGGCCCACGTCACCACACAGCAGTTGATGAACCGAACCGGCGCCGGGGACTGGATCGTGCCGACCAGCTCAGTGATGGCAATGCGCTTGCGGTCTGCATGAGTCGAATACTGCGCTACCAATGCGCGCCAGTGCTCAGGGCTCAGCATCGTGTGCAGGCGTGAGAACACCCAGCAGTCAGTCAGGAACGCCTCTTCCTTGCCGCAGATCGCACCCGGCACACGAGCGGCCTGCACCTTCGGTTGGAAGTCACAGCCACCAGCCGAGTTGATCACCTCCGACGCCAGGGCTCGGACTACTGCGGAAACCACGTTGCGATAGGTCATGCTGCTACCTCCCCCTTGAGCATGTTCGGATTCACCGTGTGCCGGCCGACCTCGCCGAACTCCGCGTGATGGATGATGCACTTCATGTTCTGCTGAGCCCGGTAGCCACCCCATGCGGAGTAGGCATCCTTGGCGGTCAGGGTGTTGAAGGACTCGACGGTGACGCCGCTGTACTCCTTGACGCTCTGGTGATGGACGTGGCCGATGTACCAGTAGCGAAACTCGGTGCGGCCCCATGCCTGCGCCTGATCGGTTGCCATTACGCCGGGGAGGCGGTCAGGCTTGCAGGAGTGGCCGTGGTGCATCCCGATCAGCACCTTGCCGTGCTCGTGATACATGAACGGCGCCGGTGAGGTGTCGATCTGGACGCGCGGCTCATTGGCGTAGATGTGGCTCAGGGCGATGCTCAGCCAGATGGCCCCAGTGTCGTCGTGGTTGCCGATGACGTTGCAGACGCGCACCCGGGCGTGCTTCATGAGGGCGGACTCTATGCACTGCCGCATCACCTTCACGCCAACGCGGATCATCTTCGCGTAGCGACCGTCTACGTCCAGGATGTGACCGGAGCGGCTCGTGGTGCCTTCCATGTTGTCGGCATGGAACCAGTCGCCGCAGTTGATGATCAGCGCTTGCTCACAGGCCGGCGCCATATCGACCAGGGCGGCCATAGCGCCACACTGAACGCGCTCGGCAATGGACAGGTCCCAGTCGCTGCCCTGTGTCTCCTCGCCCCAGGCGCGCATTCCGATGTGGGCGTCGCCGATCGGGTAGGCAGCCAGCAGATGAGACAGGTAGCTATTGCCGGCCTTGCGTGGCTCGACCTGCGGCAGATCCTCAGACATTGCCTGGCACGCTTCACGAATCAGTTCAGCCTGGCGCTCTTGGTCGATGGTGGTCTTGACCCACTGGAGCTTGGCCTTGCCGTCTTCGTCGTACAGGGTCGACGTACCCTTGAGGCGGAAGCCATCCGGCACGCTCTTGGTCATGTCGTGCTCCGGGCTCCATCCCTGCCGAGCCAGGCGCGCCTTGTGGGTGTAGACGTTGCGCTCGTGCAGCCCGAGGATCTGCGCAGCCTCTGCCACAGTACGGCCCGTCAGCGCGGCCTTGATTTCGTCGTCTGTCGCTTTGCGTGCGGCCATTAGGCTGCCTCCCCTTTATCCCCAAATCGGGCGATCAAAATGGCGTCGGCCACCGCTTGCCCCTTCCCTTTCAGGTCGAGAATGCGGAGGTCCGGGTAGAGCTGGATTGCGCGGGAGCGTGCGGCATCCTTGTCGGCCCCAATGAGGCCCGCTC